GGTTACACCTACATCGCCTTACAGTAGCCCACTGTTTACGTGAACGTGCGTACACACCGCTATCTGTGTACATATGTTCACACTGTGCGCACATGTCCTACATCGTCGTAATTGCGTAATGCTCATTGAATTGTTTTAATGATTAATTATCCAATCGAATAACAATGCAATACATATTTATCGTTAATTGTTTTTATGGTTTTTCGTCGTATTGAATTGTAAGCGCGCCATGGTTTAAAACTTGTCCACTTGCAAACGTTGCAAACGTTGCAATAGTTTGCACCATGTCCGACACCAACAAAACACCCGCCCTCAAAATCGCACAAGACAAACTTCGTTCGTACGAGTACAAACTACTCGAAGTGTTCGCGCGCGTGTTCAATCGTAAACGCCCACCGAGTTCGCTCCGATCTCTTCAAGCGTTCGCAATGGTCCTCATGCTCGAAGCGTTCGGCCTTGCGTTCCTTCTCGATCGTGAGACCGTACGCGCCGCCATCCTTGCCGCCCGTGGCCCCGGTAAGGGCGACGATGATGACTTGCTTGACGATAGCGACGAGATGGTCGCAATCCGCTGGGCTTCGGCCCGGCAAGAGGCGCTCGATCGTGCCTACATGGCCGTAGCAAAAGAGCAGCATAAAAACGATTCCACGAGCCATTCCTTTGCTGAATGGATCAAGCGCGGCTACGGCCCCGACCGTGCGACATTCGAGCGTCAATGGGGCGAGCGTAACCCCATCGATCCGGCGACCGCGCCCAAATGCTTCGACCCGTCCGCACAACTCTCGATTCTCGACGCCGTAGGCCAAGGCGACGGATACCTAGGAGTGTTCGTATCGACTTCGTTTCTTACGTCGTCTGCGCCAAAACAAATCTCGTGCATGGGCCAAACGCTCGATCTCGAAGCATGCGAAACGCTCGACGCTGCCGCATGGCGCGCGGTGTCAAAAGACTGGATCGCGTATCTAGATCATCGTGGTGCCGTTGTGGGCCTGCGATTGATCCCGCGCACCGATGGCATTCAAACGCGACTTCGCGCACCGCTCGTCAACATCGTTTCAATGTTCAAAGAAGACAAACGAGATGAACGGATTGCGCAACTAGAAGCGCAGGTCTTTGAATGGCGCAAAGAAACCGAGTGTACCTCACCGATCGATGCTGGCGAACTCATGCGCCGACACACCGCCAACGATCGGGTTTGGCAAGACGCTACCGGCGCGAGCGATCCAGAGATGGCGCGCGAGTTGACCGTTCAGCGTATCAACCAAATAGAAACACTGTCCAACAACATTTCAGCGCCTCGATATGCGACGAAAGACGCGTCGACCGTTGACGTAGTGCCTGCGTATGATACCGATCGGATGGTCGTCGAAGGTGTCGGCCGCATGGTTTGGCCAGATCACACCAACGCGCCGTGCGCCATGAAATGCGCAAATGCCATTGTTTCGCATCGTCGCGGCGAATTCGTCGAACTAAACTTTCCTGCAACACCAAAGATCTTTGATAACGTTCGCGCGTGGCTCGGATTTCATCAATTCGGCGTTCGTGCTCCGACGTTAGACGCGACCGGATATTGTACTTGCGCTATTGGTCCGGGCGGCGAGATCCCGCCCGCGTGGAATACAATGAAACAAGGCAAACGCGATTCATATCCGGGGTTCGTCTTGTTCGCACCCGATGGTTCGGCCAAGGTCGTGTTTTGCGCGAAAGAGCCGTCGATTGGTAAGGTCGGAAAGCGGCGAGCGAAGGTAGGTGCGCTGTGAATTGCTTCGATAGCGATTGCGAATGCGCATGCCATGATAATGACGATGACGACGACAACGATCGCGGAGAAGTGCTAGACGATATCGCGTTGATGTACGATTCGATAAATACGTACTTCAATCCAGCATCAAGAGGCAGCGTTAAAACGGACTACGCCCAAATATTGGCCAATGGTTTGACCAAATTGGAAGACGTTATCGATGGTGCACGCGGCGACCCTGGCAAACTCTACCCATTACATGAACGCGTACGGCAAATCTTTGCCGCGCCGCAAACGAGGTCCAGATGATGAAATCGAATGCCATTATCGGCGAAATCCTTGCTGCATGGGAAGATGCCGCAAACACAGCAGCAATCGATTGCCATCGCAACGCAGAAGAAGACGCTATTCGATTACTTCGCAACGGCATCGAGTTGCCTATCGGCGCGACGCGAGAAGTTCATGAGCAGGCTATACGCGCCGCGTGGGAAGCCATCGAGAACGGGCGCGAGATGGCCAAAGCATGGCGCATCGTAGCGAACGGACTGCGGCGCTTTCTGCGTGTATTGAATGTTCCGACGTATTGGCAGCGCGGGCATCGAGTGGCGAACGCTCCAGCGAGACCATGGCAGCGACGACACGAACACGACGCCGCGATGCAAGCCGGCTCCGTTGCGCCGCACGATAAGCGGACACCGATCGCACTGCCGAGTGTTGACGCAATCGTGAGCGCTGCAAAAGCGCAAGGGATCGAGGTGATCGAATGAGTAAAGAAACGTGCCCCAAATGCTACATACCGATCGATGTAGACCACGAAGAAATAGCCTACGACGAGCAACGCTATTCGTGCACGTGTCCGGCTTGCAATACGCATCTGATTGCGACCGCTGACGTTTCGATCAAATACGAATTGGAGATCGCCGAACTCGATCCGGACGATGGTACTCCCAGGGAATATTGCGACGACAGCGTGCGCGTGAGGTTGGTATGAGTCGCAAACATAAGCGATCATCTTCATGGCGCAGCACTCGAGCGATCGCCGCGTCGACCCGATGCGCAATTCTGCATCGCGACGGTTTCGCGTGCGTATACTGCGCCAAACCTCTACCGGTCAAAGGCGCGCAACTCGATCATCTTCTGCCACGTAAAGATGGCGGAAAAGCGATCGCGACAAACCTCGTGACGTGCTGCGGAGATTGCAACCTTGCCCGTGCGCATGATCGAATGCACCCACGCAAGGTACTCGACGCCATCGGTAAAGCATGGCAGCAGATTAATCGCGATATGGGTCGGCAACTCGCCCGCGAGCATTACCCATCGAGGATGGCGAGAAAGGCGCGGCCATGCGTAACGCCGTGACATCGCTCGCTTATGCGATTGTGCCCGCGGGCGACACCGACGCACCGGACCCGTCCGATGAATGGATCCAGCGCATATCGCGCGAAACTGGATTCACGGCCGAAAGCATTGCACAATTGTGCGCCGAAGTATTTGCGTCTGCGCTTGTGCGTACTGGCGTCCGTCCCGCGCTTGAAGATATCGTCGCGGCCGTCGAGGCCACGATCCACGAAAAGCAGAGCGCGAAGCACGTGCGTTGACAAGTCCAGTTCGTGCCGTATTATCGCGGGATGAGCAGCAAAACAATTCCCAACGATATCGCAATTGCCGCATCAAACTACGCGTGCAAAATCGCCACTCGACAGCCACTCCCCGAAGAGCGCGCGATAGTTATGGTTAATTCAGCGATCAACGGATCGGTGATGCGTGGCGTTTGGAGTGAAGCCGTGTGCGCATTCGTCGCGGGTTACGAATTCTCCAAACCATACCGCGATCGAATCGCCGAACTCGAAGCCGAGCTTGTTCGATTGCGACCGCCCAACATCCAAACCGAGCATGGTTTCGGCTCGGGCCTTCCGTGTCATTGTCCGGCATCATCCGAGTACGACCCACCTTGCCCGCGTCATGGCGTTCTTGGTATCGGCGTTACCGGCCGCGATTGATGCCGCGTAAGCTTACTCGCGACGAAGAGATCGACATCCTCGCCGTCGAGATCCGCAAGCGTCGCAACCGCTGCCCGATCCTCCTGTCCGTCCAAGTGCTGTCCGCGGTTGTTGCCACGGGCATGACCCAAGCCGACGTCGACGAAGCTTTCCGACGCGCCGACGACGAAGACGCCTAGTTGCCCGCTCACACGACCATCCCTCCCCTGCCACATCTTCTCCCGCTACGCCTGCCGCTCGCGCGCTGGCGACTATGCCGCGCGTTGCCGTTCGCCACCTCGAAGACTTCGAAGTCTCGAAGGGTTGGCACTGGTGTACCTTCGAAGTTTCGTGCGTAAGCAAGCGCAGTGTTTTCTTTCCGGAATCGCATCCTGAGAACGTATCAGATCTCCCAGATCCAGAAATAATACAAGAGAGAGCTTACAGCGATCGGGCAAGCCGATCGCGTGACGCGTGTTCAGTGGTTGACATTTTGTCGAGACGACTAAAGTTTGATACCGCTCGTACACCTCCGCTCTGGGGACGTCGACAATCCCCAGAGCACTTTTACCGAGGTGTGAGCCCAAGGTGAATATGAGCAATGAAACAATGCAGCGCGCCGACGTTGTCGCGATTCTTCGCGGACTCGCAAAGAGGTTCGAGGACGAACGCGGCGAACATAAGACCAGCGAGCGCATGTTTGCCGCTACCGGATTTCGTGACGCCGCGTCAGAGCATCATGGATCTGCCGACACGTGCAGCGTTCATGTAGACACCGTTCGCAAGCTTGCCGACGAGATCGAGCAAGGTACACCATGACGCACTCCGACCTCATTGCCGCATGCGCCGCGATCGCTTCCGACGTCGCACACGTCGACGCCACGATCCTCGACTTCGCAGATGCCGCCTACTCGCGTGCGTTTCTCACGACAAACGAAAACGCTTGTTTCGTTGACGCGGCGTCTGCGTTTGTCGTGGCGATCATGCTTGCTGCGTGCGGATGGCCAACATGAACAACGACCTCGAAGACCACGACGCCAACGATCTCGACGACGTTGACCAGTTCGATGAATACTTTGATATTCACGAACCGTCCGACGATTATGAAGACGAGTGTGCGTCGTTACGCGGCACGAGCCAATGTGACGGGCTTTGCGATCCGCAATGCGATTGGTGCATGATTTCGCATTCGTGTATTGAGCTTGAATGCGTTGGCGGCCCATGCCCGTATGAATTACTCGACCCAAGTTTGTACGGAAATCGTGACCATACGCTAGGCTCGCTTGATGCATTCGATGGAACAAAACGCAAGCGTCTCATGAAAGGTGTTTCCCGCCGACATTACCTGCGCGGCTGGGAATCATGGATCCGTCGCAAGGATCCACGGCAACGTGCAAAGGAAGTGGCAGAGCGACGCAAGGAAGTTGATTGGAGTGAGGTGTTTTGATATGACAAACCTACGTCACCACATCGATGCTATTGCGCGCGAATATCTCGACGGTTTCAAGAGCGCGTTGGGTATCGCGTCGCCGTCTCGCGCATTCGCTGACGTCATGCGTGGCGTCGAGTGGGATCGCGCTATCGTCGACGGCGTATCGTGGCCACCTTCTCCCCCATTGCCCTGGTACTCTGTTCGAGGCTCCCGCGACGTATACGAATCACCCGAACTCCGCGCCGCCGCTCGTCGTGTTCGCCGGCTCATTCGTCGGCACTGGTTCGCGCTCATGTTCGAACCGGATAGCGATATCGCGTGGGAAGTGCGGATCGCCACGGCTTCGCGCCCTCGAACACTAGGCGAGTCATCGCTTTTTGATGAGTACGTACAAGCCCAAAAACTTGGTTTGGTTCCGCACGACGAACCTGGTTTGATACGCGAGCTGTTCGCCAAGCTTGGCGTAGATCTCGGCAACTCGATCGCCCCTTGACATTCCCGTCCTCCCGCCTCACCTTGCCCGCGTCATGCACCTGCGCCCGTCACGTCTTGCAAGCGTGGCGGGCAAAACTAACAGGTGGTGACCCGCAGGTGATATTATGACAAACCAAAAGCGTTTCCGCGTATCGTTCAGGTTCGCATGGTACGACATGTGGATCGGTGCGTTCTGGGATCAAAAGAAGCGCATCTTGTACGTGTGTCCGTTGCCGATGATGCTCGTCGTCATCGAGCGCGTCCGAGGTGTTACCGCAGGCGGGGGCACTACTGGACCAAAAGCACCATGACAAACCTGATAGAATGCATATCGGCACTGTTGTGCGGCATCGTGGTTGGCGCAGCGATCTCTTACGTGAGATCGTTTGGCGATTGGTTTTGAGGCGTGAGTAACGTGAGCGCTCAAGACGAGCACATCGGACAACGCCGTTGCCCACAGATAGGGCAAGCATGATCGGCAAGGTCGCCCGATACATCGCCCACCGTGCGGCGCAAGCATGGCTCGCGACGCTCGACGCCATACGCGGCACGTCGCGCGAGATCTTCCGCGCGATCCTCTCGATGGTCGACAACCGCACCGGCGAGTCTCATCCGCGCTACCCCATCACGCTCGAGCGCATCGCACAGACGATCGGGCGCTGCGTGCAGACCGTCTCCCGGCACCTTCCCTGCCTCGAGGCTGCTGGCGTGATGATCGTTCGCCGTGCCGAACCAAGGCGCCAAGACGATGGCACCTTGCGCCAACATCCGAACGACTACCAGCTCGTGCTGCCCGACGAGTGTTGGCGCGAGATAACCCCTGTCGAGTCAACCGCGATCGCTCGAGCGCCCGCGCCTCGATCCGAGTCTGTCCCGGAACCTACTCCCGTCGCACCCGAGTCTCGCTGGTCGCGATCAGTTCGCGGTCGTTTGTCAGAACAGAACGCCGCGCCGAAGGTACCGATCGCGCGCTGGAAACTCGACGCATCCGAGGATCAAACGTTCGACGGGATACGCTTTGACGATCTCGCACCGAAACTGCTCGACGTCGCGATGATCGCTTCCGAGGGCGCAGGCGATGACGTTCGTCACCGCGTCGTAGTCTGTCTCAACGAACTTCGCACGCGCGCTCACGAGGTCGCACTGTTCGCGTGTAATCTTGTGCTCTTCTCATGGGACGCATGTAACGCCGTGCGTGGTTGGGTGCGCAAGTGCTTGCTCGATCCAGATCGTCGCGTCGACTCTGCGGAGCATTCGATGAACATCTTGCGCAAGTTTGTCCAGGGGCAGTACGACGAACTGTACGGGGGCAAAGGAATCGAGCGTCGACGTGCGCAGCGGGAAGAGGTGCAACACCAACACGATGAAGACCAACGCGCTGTCGAGCTGCGACGCGCACGTGCCGAGTGGGAATCGATCGGGATTCGATTTGCATAGGCTCAAATGTCGATGGCGGGCGTTTGGGGATTGCGTAAGGGCGTGGGAATGGTGATGCTCGAACCGGAGGTTTTATGTCGAACTGCGGCAAACGATCTTACGCATCACGCAACGCGGCTCGTGCGGCGATGAAAGGCTGCCAGCGTCGGCGCTCTGTTGAGCTACGTATATACCTTTGCGACGACTGCTACACGTGGCACTTGACCGGTCGTGACGAAGCCTATGTGCAGCCAAAGCGTGGGCGCCGAAGGTGAGGTGTGGACGTGACAGACGACGCTCTTGCTCAGAAGATTCGCGACGAGGGCATCGACTACGGCGCGACAAACTGGACCGCGGATACGCTCAACGTGGCGCGTGCGCAGCTCGAGTACCTGCGCGCTCGTCGGAAGCTGCTCGAAGCGTGCGGACTCCCCGCTGACGATTCAGATCGGTTGATTTCGCAGCTCGAGCAGCTCATTCGTGCAAGTGGGTGATTGGGATGATCGACGACACGATCCGAGTCAACGGCATCGACGCACCGATCCCGATCATCGCCGAAGCCTATCGCGCAAACGTCATACACGAACCAACGCAAGTGCTCATCCCGGGCGTGATGCGAGTGCAGTTCGACACGACGCCGGATCTGTCAGATACTGAGTACGTCGAGCGTATTCGTTGCGTTGTGCGCGAGTTTAGGATGTGCGACGGATTAAGGCGTTGTGGGTGATGTTGGAGCTACCCTAGGCACGGGCTTGTGTGGCCGTCTCCGGCGTGCATTGCCTCGATGGTCGCGTCGAGCACACCGATCGCGTCTTGTTCTCGTGTCCCCGTCCAAAGCACCGTGAACCGTGCACCAGGCGGGAACGATTTGATGCACGCGGCGCTCGTGCGGATCTTCTCCCACGACAGCCAAAGCCCGCGCCACATCGTGGATGGGCGGCGCATCATGCCGCAGGTGGCGCACACGACGACGAATCCCGTCACGTGCTCGTCGGTTTCGGTGCGGCACGCGTGGAGACGCTTGTCGTGAAGGCAGCGTTTGATGCGAGCGCGTTCTCGGTTGCGCGCCATAAGGCGACCTTTTGCCGTGAGTCGTGGTTTACCAGCGCTGCGATACTGGAGTTCGTAGCCGACCTGCTCTTTCCACGGCCGCTCGAATGGACCAGGACGAAGCCCACGCCGCCTAAATTCCGTGTCATCAAATGGCGGCGCGGACTTCGTTTGAGGTTCGCGGCCGCGCTTCAGTTGTTTCATCGCGCGACCTTTGCTTCGTTCAGCTCCCTCCGAAAGCACGCCATGTTTGCGCGCTCGTGCTTGGTCCAGCGATCGAGTTCTGTGGCGTCGTTGGCTGCTCGAGCTGCAGCGATGCGGACGCGTGCTGCGCGGGCGATGCGAGCGTGTGCCAGAGCGAGTTCGAGGGATGAATACGGCGTAAGCATGGGGATTCTCCTACCGCCAAAGCCGCCAACGGCGTTACCCGTACGGCGGCGTTTGCGCGGTGAAACGATTCAGCGATTGACTCGCCGACGCGCGTTCCGGCGCCGACGAGAACCTCCGACACATCTGACATGCGTCGACGCGATCTTTGCCGCACTTGCGGCGATCGCCAGGTTTACATTGTATGTTGACAGCAAGATCCACCGGCGGCGACCCACTGGGTCGCCCGCGTTCGTGCCACAAGCAAAGCCTGCCGACGCTACCCAATGCCCACTTTTGTGGCCGCGGGCCACGTCTGCCATTAATAGGGCAGCGTCGTTCGCTGCATACCGATTCATGCCTTTGCACAGGCATGCATAATAAAATGCTTGTGCCAAATAATCATGTCCGCGGCTGTCGTCAACGATGCAATAGCCGTCGACAAACACGTAAAACTTGTTTATGGGAATCTCCAGCATCTTCTCTCCATTGCACGAATGCCGTCGCGCACGTGATTGGTTTGCCACTGTAGCGCGTGGCCCGCGGTCCCCATTACTCCGCTCCGAGGTGGCAATGGGGGAAGAATTAGTCCTCGTGCGGAGGACTCACCACGATTTCGCCCCGCTCCTCGCGAACTTGCCATGGCGGATCGCAGTTCTTTGCCTCTGCCCGGGCGAAGCGGAGCGCTTCCGCTCGCGAGCGAAAGCTGCGAATCTCGTATCCAACGATACGCACGTGGTGACGACATCCAGTGATTTGTTCAGTCGTGACTTGGCTCATGTTACCCTCTCTCAACGCCCCAACCCCGGGGCTCGTAGCCTACCGGGGTGAGCGTTGCTCGATCGCCTAAAGCAGGGTGCCTACGAGCAGCGTGTGCCACGTACCGTGCTTCGTCGTGCACTTGGACGCAATCGGAAGCGCCGTCACTTGCGCCTCCAAGTCGGGCTGGAGGTAGAACGCCCGTCGACGTGCAACGCGTCCTTTCCCAGGCCGGTCGAAGTCGAGTTCGGTCATTGGCCTGCTCCTTTGACAGCCAACATAGCCCGGCCCCTGTCGTTGATCTGGCCCATGACCAGCCCACCATGTTTCCGCAGATCAATCAAGCCACGATCCGCAAGCGCTTTGGCTGTGCGCCTTGGGGCCCACGTGCCGCCAATTGACGCGTCGGGACTACATCCAAACAAATTCACGGATTCCCCGTCGCGCATTGACGGATTTTCGATCGAGGCTTTGAATTGCCGGTCGAAGTTTCCCAACACTCGAACCATTTCTTCGCTGAGCGTATGTTTCATCGTCCTACCCTCTCACGCATCCAACCCCGGGGCTCGAAGCCTACCGGGGCGAGGTGTCTAGTGGTGGGGTTCAGTACGGGCGCAGCGTCTCCTCTTCGTAAAGACTCTCTCCGCATGCGGTCTCCGCGAGGTTGGCGGGGTTCACCTCTTTCACACTGTAGTGAAGTTTTCCAAACACGATCCCCTTGCCTACGACCACGAAAACACCCGCCACCTTGCCGCGCACGATTTGGTTGATCTCGAACATCTCTCTACCGCTCCCTCTCGGCATCTCGCCGTCGACAGAGATGACTCTACATCCGGTGTGCGCACAACGCAAGAAATATTTTCAAGCTCGTGTCGATTTCTTGAAACGCCTTCAGATCAAGGCGTTTGCTCGTCTTCTGTCGGCCATGCGTCGATCGCGTACGGAGCGCCATGGTGTCGCACGTTGGCCGCGTGCGTGGCCGATCTGCTGGCAGCGTCGTCGCGCGCGGCGTCCGTGGCGGCGTAGTGCTGCTCGAGACGCAGCACGTCGCCTGCCGCGAGCGCACGCGCGAGCATGTCGACGGTGCGCGCTGGCGCCGAGCCAAGTGCGGCGTGAGCTTCGGGGGAAAGCGTGATGTTGAGTCGAGGCCGGGAGCGCATAGTCATGCCGCAAGCATGCGCACGACGTACGTATTACGCAAGGGTGCGTTGACAAGTTCGCGATCGTGACGATCATGTCCGCGTGGAACATCTTGCGTACGAGACAAACGCGCCAACGTCCTTGCCGGACTGGACGAAGCTGCGCGTAATATCCGAGGACGAAGCTGCTCGCGCGAAGATTGAACACGACAAACTTGCACGAGCGCAGTGGTCACTTCGGTTCAAGGCGGCGCGAGAGACAATCCCGCCAAAGTTCTCATGGATCGATCCGATTCGGCCAACGCCAAGGGGCCAGTCTGCGCGCTTTGGAGATCTATGGTCTGCGCGTTTGCCATGGCTCGACAACGATCGTGTGTGGCGATTGTTGGAGCTTTGGAAAGAACGGACAAACCTTCTGATACTTGGACCGCCCGACGTAGGCAAAACATGCCTACTTGTACTGCATGCGCAGTGGACGCTTGCACTTGGCGAGTACGACGCACGCGAAGTGCGCGAGCGTCGCGAACGTCTTGATTCGTGGACACCAAAAAGTCGCCTCGACGCACCGCCGCCAGATCCAGTTTGGCTGCCCCAAGTGCGCGAAGCGAAGGGGCTACGGTTTTTCTCGGCGCCGGATCTGCTTGACGAACGACAGCAAGGTCCGAACGAAGAACGTCTGCGCGCAGCGATTGGTGCAAGCGCTCTGTATCTCGATGAAGTCGGCCGCGAGCTATATGGCGCGAAGGGGGGCGGACATCTCGCGAGCGGTCGACGCGCGGTGATGATGCGCGTGCTCGAGGCGCGTTGGGCAAATGAGCGAAGGTTTGTCGCAACGAGCGAACACACGACAGAAGAGATCGCTGCGCTCTACGGCAACGGTTCGTTTCGTCGCATCGCAGGCGAGCGGAGTGGCGCGACCGTGATCGATCTTGGTGACGACCAATGGGCGGGGGTTTGGCTCAGATCGCAAGGCAAAAATGGGCGCAATCGTTGACCTGATCCAAGCGCAAGGTATGGCTGCCGGGCAGATCTATGGCTACGTGCCCGATCCGCCATGGGGCCCGCCGCATCAATGTCCAGGGTGTCAACAACGCCCAGGCAAACCATCTCTCGCAAGCAAGTGGGATGAATGGCAATCGCTCGAAAAGAAGCTGCTTGCTTTGGGCGAAACACCGTCGTGCCCTATCGTGCGGGGTGAACGTTTGCCCGAACCGTATACAAACGAAGAGCGCATCGCTCGCGGCGGAATGCCAACGGATAGGCTCCCGCGATACGAAGCGCCAAAGCAGGCGCCAATTGTCGAGACGGTGCATGTCGATACTGCGTCGCACGATGAATTGTTGCTACCGCAAACGCCGGTAGAACCGCCAGTGCAGGACAAACCGACGTGTAGGGCACCAGCAAAGCGAACGCCGAAACTGAAAGAGGCGCCGAAAGGACAAGGATCACTGTGGTAGCGAAACCGTTTATCAAGTGGGTTGGCGGCAAACGGCAACTGTTACCTGAACTTCGCGCACGCATCCCGTCGGCGTTTGGTACGTATCACGAGCCGTTCGTAGGGGGCGGCGCGCTGTTCTTCGATCTGCTGCCGAAGTGCGCGATCTTGTCGGATACGAATGAGCGCTTGGTGCGCACATATCGAGCAATTCGGGACAGCGTTGAGCATGTGATCGCGCTACTGAAAACGTACCCGCATGATCGCGATTTCTTCGAGCAGTTGCGCGCGCAACGTATCGACGACGCGGACGATGTGTGCGTAGCGTCGTGGTTTGTCTATCTCAACAAACACACGTTTAACGGCCTGTATCGCGTCAACCGCGGCGGACAATTCAACGCGCCGTTTGGTGTTCAACGCGCCCCCGTCGAGTGCGACGCGGACGGCATGCGCGCATGCTCCGAAGCGTTGCGCGGCGTCGACATTCGTTACGAGCACTTCGCCGCAACGCTTTCACGTGTCGAGCCTGGCGATCTTGTCTACTTCGATCCGCCGTACGTTCCGCTTTCTGCGTCGTCGAGTTTTACCGCGTACACGTCGGAAGGATTCGACCTTGCTGAGCAGGTCAAACTTCGCGACGTCGCGCGCGAATTGAAGCGTCGAGGTGCGTACGTGTTGCTGTCGAACTCGTCGGCGCCACTTGTGTCGACATTGTATGGCAAAGACTTCACGATCGAACATATCAACGCAGGTCGATCGATCAATTGTGATGGCGCGAAACGTGGGCGCATCGCAGAGTCGATTATGCGTTGACAAGTCGTGGCCAAGCTACACGATCGACGGATGCAAGATCGTCGAGAAATCAAATTCAACAAATTGCGCGCCAAATACACAACCGCGAAAGCTGCGCTTGACGCGTATGAGACGCAGCTTCGCGGGACATGCGGCGACGCACGCGGAACGCTTTGGTCAACACCCGCAGAGAAACGACAACGAGACCAGTTGCGAAAGCGCATGGTCAATGCGCAGGATGCATTCTTCGAGCATCTGCAAAGTATCTCGCCACGTAATTGGCGTCATGGCGTGCCAGCGTATTGGATCTACGAATCGCTCACATTTGCCGACGCGATACGCCCCGTCAACGAGCCGCTTAGCGTTGTGCCTCCGATGGCGTACGGCGCAACGGAGCCGCGAAGATGAGCGCGCTCGAACTACGAAAACTCGAACTTGGACGCGGTAAACGCGAGCGATGGCACCCACGTTGGGCAGTCGTCGAAACGGTCTCGGGCGAGGGCTTGGCCGTGGGCAGGTTTGTCTACAAAAAGACCGCACAGATAGCACTTCGCGGCACACTCAAGAGCGCCGATCGATTGGTACGCGCGGCGCTCTCGAGTGAAGACACGCCAGCCAAGTGGCGTGCACTTAACGTGCTGCGTAGATACTTTCGCATTCATCGACAGCGTGAGGGATTTGGGACATGAGCTGCACGAACAAAACGACCACATGCTATTACCGCTCGCGCGACAATATGTCGCCACAGATCGAGCTTGCGTTTTGCCAGGAACACGATCCCGGTGACGCTGGCGCGAAGGCGCGCATGGATCGTGGCGACGCGCTGACGACGTACGTTGACGGCGCGCACATCAACGGGATCGAAGGTTGGCCACGCCGCGCGTGCGAGCACGGAAAGTGCTACACGTAGCGCGTGATCGTCGCCGACAAAATTGAAGAGCTGTGCAGGCTACTCGCTCAACACGTCCCAATCGGTGATGCGCGCAAACGCGCAGGAATCACCGACAAGCAATACGAAAAGCTGCTCGAAGACTCGAAGGCTCGAACGCGTATCGAAGCGGCGCAACGTGGCGTAATGCAGCCGAGCGAGCGCAAAGACAAACCAGTATCGGAAGCGCTCGCATCGTTAACAGACGTCAAGTTTTACGAGTTTCTTACCCGTCCAGATCTTTGTGCACTCGACTTGTCGCCAGCTGTTCGCGCCATCGCTCTCGCGTCGGACGGTCGACCCGACGAGATCCAAGACGACAAACTTTGCATCCGCTTGTTTGGGTGTGGCCCGGACAGACTGCCACGTAAACCGCCACGCGTTGTCGTACTTCGGAGTGGTGGCCAGTGCGGCAAGACATCGCGACTTGGCGCGCCAAAAGCGCTTCATGGTGCGCTCACGGTTCCCGCGCCAAACGTTCTTCCTGGACAGTGGGCGCGTTCGTTGATCACGGCACCCGACACGGACCTCGCGACGGCTGCGCTCAACTACTGCCAAGGCTACGTGTACAACTCGCCAGTGATGCGCGCGATGCTTTCGGATGAACTATCCGACGAAGACGACGAAGAAAACGTTGGTACTGCGCAGCGGATCCGATTTAAACGCCATGATGGTTGTCTTGTCGAACTCAAAATCAAGGCAGCGAACCGAAGCGGCACGGGCGGGCGATCGCGCTCGCTTCTAAGCGCACTCATGGACGAAGTCTGCTTTTACCTTGGCGCGGAATACAAGGTCAGCGACGCGGAGATCTTTGGTGCCATTGAGCCGCGTGTAGTACCAGGCGGACAAACCTGGTTGACGTCGTCGCCGAACATCGAAGGCTACGGGCTGCTCGAGGATCTTGTTGCTGCCGAGTACGGCAAGCATGAGACGGCGCTCGTTGTGCTCGCGTCGACGCGCCTCATGTTTCCGGGATGGGATCCGGATTACGAGATCGAGACGCCGATGCGCAAGCGCGATCCAGATCGTGCGCGTCGCGAGATCGATGGTTTGCCTTTACCGGCTTCGGCTACGTCGTTTTATTCGCCGTTGATCATTGCCAGCGCGGAGTCGCTCGAAATTGCGCCAACGTCGAAAGTGATCGCGAAGGCGTCTGGTGGTGACTTTGCGTTTGTAAACAACTCGTCGGCGCTCGCCATCGCCGAATCATACGAAGACGGAACGTTTGCCGTGACGCACATTGACGAACAAGAGCCACGCCAAGGCAAGCCGCTGCGTCCGTCGATTGTGTGCGCGAAGCATGCGCGCGTTTTATTTTGCGCTCAAACGTTTTCCGTCGTGTGCGATGGTCACTACCGTGAAAGCGTTCGTGAGCACTTCGGCAAACGTCGCGCGGTTTGTCCAGCGTGCGGAATGCTTGTCGAGGCGCCGCGGCAAGGGCAGTGGGTGTGCGAGATTGACGCGCGAGACGAAGAAGAACTTGGCCACGGATGCGGATTCGTTTGGACACCAAACAATGCGCGCAGCGTCGCGATCTACGCAGGTCCCGAAAGCACGAACGCAAGCAAGCCTTTTAAGGCGCTGCTCGATGGCCTGCGCGAAGGCATCGTCAAGCTCCCGAATCACGCTCGATTGAAAGCGCAGCTCAAAGCCGTAAAAGGCACACCGCGGCCTGGCGTCGGGCAGGACTACACGATCACGCAACCAGAAAAGAAAAACGCTGGTCCCGACGGCACGATGTCGCATGGCGATCTCGTGTCCGCTGTTGTGCTCGCGCTTTGGCGTGTGGGCCTTGGGCGACAAAAGAACAAGGCACCACTTTGGCTCGATAAGCCCTGCCAAGGCGAACGTCGCGCCTACTGAACGAATTTTCGTGACATGTAGGTCTATGCGTGCAACATCCCGACACGTGCGCCCGCTTGCTCGATGGATCTCCAGTCTAGGCGCTCGCCTCTCGCGAGCCGTCGTCGGCGTGGCGCGTACACTTGGCCAAGCGCGCAGCGCTTTTCGCGTTGGCGCATGGTCTGGACGCTCGACCGTTCGAGGACAACTCGGCACGCGCGGCGGGAACGTCGACGCATCGCAATATTTCGAGCAATGGTCGCACGTGTTACACAGCTGGACTTACGACTCGTATTACGGCGCAATGAGTTTGGCCGAGTCCGGCGATATGCGCGGCATTGCGGATCTTTGCATGGCGATCATGGGATCGCCACGCGCGGGCGCAGACCTTCGCACGCGAGCGCTCGCCATTTCGGGCGCACCAATTCGATTCGATCGTGCTCCGCGTGGACGTCGAGCCCGTACGGCAGTACGCGCAATCGATGCGGACGAGGACTGGTTTTACATGGTCACCGAAGCCGAGCAAAACCAGATCCAAAAGTGGTTTTGGATGATGGGACTCGCGCTCGGAAGACTCGAGTGGTGGGAAGATAACCCCATTGCAGCGACGCCTGAGGCCGCGCAGCGTTTGCCCAAGGTCGCGCGTATTCGCAATGGTCGAAACGTGCCCACCTTGAAAGCGTGGAATCCTCGATGCTTGCGCTATGATTGGCAAGAGCGCGTTTGGAAAGTACGTCTCGAAAATGGCGAAGAAGAGACGATCAAGAATGGCCTTAACGGTTGGATTCTTTGGTTGTCAACCGAATCACGCCCATGGCTTAACGGGCTTTGGCGTGGGCTTGCTCCAATGTTTTTGCTTATTGGTTTTGCCATTTCGGATTGGCGAAACCAAAGCGAAAAGTTTGCTCATGGCGTCGCGGTATTCAGTGGCCCCGCTGCGCACGACGACGAGTTTCGCGTCAAGCTTGTCGACGATTGGCGCAATGCTGGCGCACGCGGCGCAGTCTATTTGCCGGAAGAAACGAAGCTCGAAGTCTTCGAGTTGAAAGCCGACAACTGGAAAACATTTGTTGAGCAAATCAAACTTGCGGAAACGTCAATCACGATCACGATTCGCGGCGCAAATCTTCCGACAGAATCAGTCGCAAACGTAGGCACCGGGGCAAACGCGCAAGGCGAAACCGTTCTCGACGTCAAAAAAGGCGACGCTCGCGACTTTGAAACGTTCGCCCATTTAAATGTCGTGCGACCATGGGGCCAAGCCAATTATTTGAGCGCAGATGTAGCGCCATGGATCTCGATTTTGGTTGAGCCAAAGGACGATGCCGCTTCATTCGCTGCGGCCCAAAAAAGCGGCGCGGACGCGTTCAAGGTTTGGCAAGAAACAGGCGCACCAATTGACGTCGCAGAATACATGCAAAAACTCGGCACGCCGATTGATACCGAAAAGCTCAAAGCGATGCGCGCAGCAGAAATCGCTAACACGCAAGAAAGTGCAGCGGCATGAGAAACACGACCGCAAAAGAGCGCGAACAAATCATTGGCGCGCTCGCGATCCATGACGCGTACCATCGTGCATTGATTGCTGGCACGATTCCGCAAACAATCGAGCGCCGCGCGGACGATGGCGAGTATGTCGACACCGATGGCGGCTGCTACGAACTACGTAATGGTGTCGCGATCATCTCGATTGTTGGCCCGCTCATGCAATACGGTGGATGGTGGTACGATGGCCACGCATCCGTGCAAGCACGCATCGTCGCTGCATTGCTCGACGCACGCGTCGGATCAATCGCACTCGAAATCAATTCGCCTGGCGGCGTCGTGTCGGGATGCTTCGATGCTGTTCGCGCAGTTCGTGATCTTGCGCGTGCGGTCGGGAAAAAGATCTATGCATTCGCGCTCGATGGCGCGTACTCGGCTGCCTATGCGTGGGCAATGGTCGCGAATGAATTGCATTTACCAGACAGCGGTGGCGTTGGATCAGTTGGTGTGCTCGGATGTATCGAGTCGTGGGATCGGTTTAACAAAGAAATGGGGATCGATATTGCGATCATTCGCAGCGGCACGCAAAAGGCGGATGGGCATCCGGATCTGCCACTTGATCCCGCAGCCGTTGCCCGTGAGCAAATCGAGGTCGATCGACTCGCCAGCATCTTTGCTGGAATCGTTTCCGAATCACGCGGCTTGACAGTCGAGGAAATCCTTGCAAAGCAAGGCGCGACGATTCATGGCCCCGAAGCCGTTGCAGCGGGGTTTGCCAATAGTGTCACAACGTTTTCCGCCGTGCTCGCAATGGCCGAGCAGGCATCGAGGGAATATCGAATGCAATCGATTGCAGCTCGCCTCGGTCTCGCCGCCAACGCGACCGAAAGCGACATCAACGCAGAAATCACGAAACGCGAAGTCGCGCAAGCGGCGGCGTTGGTAGGTGCCCAAAAAGACGCGGCCGAAGCAAATGCTAAGGTCGATGCGCTCGCCGGATGCGCGGCGGATCTGGCAGTGCGCTGCGGCATCATTACAACTGGACAACGCGATGCGCGCGTGGCGTATCTGAAAGCCGCTCCCATGGCTGCCGCGTCGGAATTGGCAACGGCATCGCCCGTGCTTCCTCCGCAGCGCCAAGAGTCGAGCGAAGGCGCGAAGAGCGGCGCAGCGTATGCGTCCGAGAAAGATCCGACGGAATTTCCCGCGGATATCGAGGCGCAGCTTGCGCTTTACAATCGAAACCCGCAACTCTATCACAAACTGCGCAATGAAGCGCGGAAAGGTTCGTGATTCCAATGGGAACCGGACGAACTCTGATTGGCGATAACGTCGTCGTTCCTGTTTTGGTCGATGCCGTTTCCGCCGCATTCCCAAATAACCCAAGCGTGTTTGTGCGCAGTGGGGCAATGATTCAAGACTTGTCGTTTCCACCCGCGTACAAGGGTGTAAAGCAAGTCGAGGTCCCGACGTTCGCGCGTATGCCCGAAGCTGTCGAGGTCGAAGACGGCCAGCCCGTCGAGCCGAACAAGTTGACGTCGAGCGGCGAATTCGCAGACGTGCGCGAATTCGCAATCGCATTCTCGTTGACCGATCGAGCGCGTTCGTCGCAGCTTGGGACGTACGAAGAAGGCGGACGCCAATGCATGATTTCGATCGCCGAAAAGGTCGACTCGCGCGCATTGACGCAGGTTCGCGCAGCGTCTTGGTTGTCCGATTATACGGTCGACGTGTTCAGTTCGACGACACCCGTCAATTTCACGAGCGACACGTATATCGCCGCCCGCGCCAAACTCGGCGATGTTGGCTGGAATGAAGCGCCAGTTATGGTCGCGATTCACTCCGATGTCATGGCGACTATGACGCGTGTTCGTAATGCGAGCGGCACGTACGATCTCGTCGAGGAAGGTCCGCCCGGCCCTGACGGAATGCCGATGTGGCTCAAATTGAAGCCGTGGGGGACCGCGATCCTCGTATCGGACAAACTCAATAAAGAAGCATCTGGCGGCAAATACAAATACGAAAGCTTCGTCATTTGGCGCGATTCGATCGCGGTATGGCTTGAAGCTTCGCCGTCGTCGGAACAAGAGCGCATTGCCAAGGTCGCAGCCGATTCGATCTACATGCGGCAATTCGGCATTGTGCATCCCTACGCGCGGCGCCCTGGTCGCAAGACGCCCGGCATCGTCCGGTGCTACACGAACGCCGTCACCGTTTGACCCATAACGCAGTTTGAAGCGCCGTCATCCGGCGAGACGATTATTAAATGACGATCCCCAACATGCAATCGCGTTCCGTGGTTTTGCCGAACGGCCACGGGCGAACCATTCCCACGGCGAACCTTGCCGACGAAACCGATCTTGCGGCAACGAAAACGCAAGACTCGCTCGATCTCGGAGGACCGATTGGCGCCCTCACGATGACGCTCACCGTCACGGCAGCGAGCGGCACGAGCCCCACGAATGATACGATCGTCGAGCATTCGCACGACAATTCGACGTTTGCGACGCTCGGCAGCTTCACGCAGGTAACTGCGGCTGGTACGGAAACGAAAACGTTTGGCCCGGCACGACGGTACATCCGGGCCAAGTCCACACTTGGCGGAACATCGCCCGTCTTTTCGTTTACCGTCTCCGGAGATCTCGATCTGTCGTTCATCTGAAACAAACCATGACGTACGCGCAAACCATTGCCCTGTTACCTTCGAGCGGATACGCCCGCAGCGGCAGTGGTTTGCCCGTGCTCATTGGCCGCAATTCGTCGTTGTCGCTGTTTGTTAACGTACTCAACGCCGACGATAATGCGATGACCATTATAAAGATCGAAACGAGTTCATTCGCAGTACGCGATCGCGAGCGCCACGCAGTCACATGGCGGCCAATTGAAGGTGTAGTAATCACGGGCAACGCGACTGCGCCAATAACAGTTCAAAACGCAGACGCATTTGTGAGAGCTACTTATGACGTCTCCGGAGCGCCAGTTTCAATATCGTGTGAAGGACTCGCGACGCGTCCGCTGGTAGCGTCGCAATCGATTACGTCAAGTGGCGTGTCGGCAGCAGTTGACCTTGCGCAGTACCACGGCGGAAGATTCGCGGCGTACGTGACGGCGGCACCTTCCGGACAAACTTTAACGCTCTCAATCGAGCGCAGCAGCGACGGCACGAAGTGGGAAACGGCGGCGACGTGGGCGGCCATTTCGACGACTGGCGAATACGCGATCGAGAGTGCCGATCTTGACAAGTTTGTCCGCGTACGTTGGGCCGTTTCTGGCGCTGGCACGTGGACGTTCAGCGTTTCCGGAAAACTATCATTGATTTTTGCACGCACGCGCGACCGTTCGCTGCTCGGCATTCGTTCGGCCGCAGTGCCAAATGCGACGGCTGCGAAGTATTTGTCCGCATTCGAGGCAGCGACGGCGACCATCGAGGGCGACCTTGGCGCGTTCGTGTTACCGCTGCGTCAATGGGGCGACGAACTGCGGCGCCATTGTGTTGCGCTTGCCGATTGGTATTTGCTCACGAATGAAGGTGAAGAGCCGCAAGGTGGATTGTATTCGACTCTTTATTTGCAGGCTCAGGAATGGCTCGCGAATGTTGGCGGACGTGTCCCTGGTAATCATGGTCGGCGTATTCGACCGACAAACGTTATCGACTCGACACCTCCGGACGCAAATGGTACGCGAGCGGCCTACGCGTTTCAATCTGATCCATTGCGTGATTCGTGTCGCAACCGCGGAGTTATTTACTAATGAACAACGAAGCGCACCGTAATAGCATTCTACTAAAACTCATGCAGTTGCTTGGGTATATCGTCTCGTTTTGTACGGTGCGTTTGCGTGTTGAATTCGAGATTGGCAAGCAACAAGGCGCGCAGCGGGCCCACAATGAATTGACGCAGAACGCTGGGCATCACAAACGTACGCCGATGCTCATACTACCACCGCCAGAACGAAAGGATCGGGTAGTATATTGAGCTGGGCGCTTACCGCATGGGGCCAAACGTGCGCACAGATTCACACACGGCTCGTGTCTGAATTTCCGACGCTTGCGCTTGGCATTGGTCCAGACGGATGGGCGCGGCATGACGCTACGCTGCGACTTTTGTTTCTTGGGCCTGGTATGGTTGCGCGATACCAAACGACAGACATTGTCGTGCCAAACGAAACGCTAGAAATGCCGACCGTAGGACAACGCCCACCTGGCAAGCGCGCAATTCGAGATCGTGTTTGTCCGATTGTTGCGTTCATCGCGTCGCCGTACAATGGTACCGAGGATGCATCGACGGACACGAGCGCTGTTGTTGTAGAAGATATTTACGAGCGCTTTCTTGCCGCCGTCGATTACGTCGCGCATGGTCGCGCGTCAACGCTCATTGACGCGCAATGGCTCGGTGGTTCGGCTGGTCGCAATGGCTGCGCAGTTCAGATTAATATGACGCTTCGTTTCGTCGTGCTTGACAATCCGCTCGCGAAGGCGAAGCCAACATCAACGACGGTAACAGGTTTGTCCGTAGCGAATCCAGCGGGCACCGTCGTAGAAACGGCGGTCCCCGGTGCTTAGGGCTCGCAATCTCGCAAAGGCAATCCGCGCAGGCGAGAAGCTATCGCGCGGGCTGCGCGACGTCGCGTCAGGCAAAGCGTTGGAGCCGGTTGCAGACGCAATGCAGCGGCGCGGCCAAAAGCTTTTGAATGATGTTTTTCGCACATCGACCGAGCCGGATGGTTCGCCCATGGCGCCGCTTGTGTACCGTGTCGGAAAACCATTGATTCTGACAGGCGCATTGTCGAAAGGTGCGCTCGTGCGCGTTGTCGGCGTGGCTCGCTGGGGAATCAAGCTGCTTTTCGAGGTGCACGACACGTCAGACGTCAAAGCGATCTGGCATCAAAAAGGCACCGTGCGCGGCGGGCCAACCACGGACCCACGACGCGCGCAGAATCGAAAAAGTTTTCGCTCTGGCGAAGCAGAAAGACAACACATCCCAGCGCGAAAGATGCTACCGGAAACAGCGCAAGAGGCGGCGCGATGGATCGCCGAACTCGAAAAGGTCGGACAAGAAAAACTCGACAAGGTGCTACAGCGCCTTGCTTTTTGAGGGCAAACCATGGGTGTCAATCTCCGAATTGTTGAAGGTCCGCCTGGACCGCCGCCAGACATAAGCAAAATCGTTGCAACGCTGGCATGGTGTCCAGCGCTTGCGGTCGCGAGTCCTGATACGACGGTCGCGCAAATTGATTCGCTTTCTGGGCTGCGCGACACGCTTGGATATTCGATTGGTAGCGAATGCGTTTCGCGTAGATACCGTATCTCGAAATCGCGCGGCTTGCTTATGTCGCATTTAGCAAGCGTTGCTGGCGCCATTTCGAGCATTACGCAAACGGGCCTTGGTCCGGCGATGACGGTGGCCGCCGATGATACACATCCGCTCGATGACGCGAGCGTGATCGTGCGATGCAAAAAGGGCGGCGCTCCGGGTGTTGCCGAGGTCGAAATCTCTCACGGATACAACGTGATCCAACAAGGGAATGTGCAGCGTCTCTACGGTGCCGCGCAGCTCATGCCCGCGCGTTTGCCCGCGACAATCGTTGGGACCAAAGACCTGACGACGATTGTGTACGCCAAACCCGCAATCGTCACGGGTACGACCGACGTTTCCGATCCGACGTTGTACGGATCCGGCGGAAGTTTGGCAGGAAAAACAATCATCGTTGATTTCGATGGGGCCGGATCGCCAACAACGTACACGATTCCGTCTGGCTCATCGGCGCCCGCCGATCTTGATGCGCTTGTCGCGTGGCTCAATTCGCAATTTGGTAGCAATGGCGTGGCTGGATATACGAACTATCCAAAGCTCACGATCAGCGGCGTTGATCTTGGTACGTCCGGTGAGGTCGATATTACCGGCGGAACGGCGCTTTCTCTGCTCGGTTTGTCTGTTGCCACGACCAACGGCACAGCTGGCGCTCTCGACGGTTTGACAGTGATCCTCGACGAGGACACGACGACGTCGCAAACGCTCACTTTTGGCACGGGCACGTCTGCGCCGGAGAATGCGGAAGCTATCGTTGCCGCATTCAATGCATTGACAAACGTCAGCGCTGCGCTTTATTCTTCGCAAAATTACCTGTCGCTTTCGAGCGGCACGATCGGGTTGGCGTCATCGCTCGCCATCACCGGCGGCACCGGGCTGGCCGCGCTTGGTTTGACCGCGAGCGTCTCACCTGCGGAAGGCGCGGAATCGACCATTACAATCGAGCATCTTGGTGTTACGTGCACGTTTCCTGCGGGCACATATCGCGCTGGCACCACGTATGCGTTTAGTACCAAAGCGCCAATGCCGAGCGTATCCGAGATCGAGGATCGTCTTGCGGAACTTGACGCCGCTGGATATGACTTTGGCGTTGTGCACATTGCGGCGCCGTTCCTCGCGAGCGATGCTCTCGCATTGGCAACTGCGCTCGATGCGCTTGGCGCAGAATGGGAAGCGCGCGAGGGCAATCCTCGCGCGGTGCATTTCGTGATCGGCGTTGATGTGAATGAGACCGATGCCGTCGTTAAGGCGACCTTCGCAGGCTTTCGTTCGCGTCGTGTCGACATTGCGGCTCGTGGTGCGTACGTGTCGTCTGGACTCGTACAAGGCGGCGCGAGTTTGCTTCGATCGCAATCGTGGCCAGCGGCAGACGCCGACGCATTGATCGAGTTTTACCAGGACCGCGGAGAGCGCCAGTTACCAGCGCTTCGCAGCGGCTTCCCGGAGGTCCGTGCAATCACGGCAGACGAAAACACGGCATCTGTGAAGTTCGTCAATCCAAGCGGTATGCGATTCAATGTTATGGTCGCGGATACGCCGTCAACGATCCACTTCAAGGGCGGCTATTCGTCAGCCGACGCGTCGAGCAAATTCGCTGATGCGAGCGTTCGCAACGTGACCAATCGCGGGTTCGTCGTGCTGTATCAGGCATTGAAACGCAACGAAAACAGAACGGATCTCGATACCGAGTCGAGCGGCGTCTTGACCGAATCATCGGCGGGCAAGGTCGAAACGAGCGCCGATCCGGATCTGCGCGCGGCTCTCGTGCCGAATGCGGCGACGGACGTCCGCGTCAACGTTTCGCGGACAAACGACTATTACAACGATCGCACAATCTTCGGGAGTGCGACGATTCAAAACCGCGTACCTGCGCGCAATATCGAATTCTCGATCGGGCCTGGCCTGATTGTGGAGGGCTGATCCATGGCTGCGAATAGCGAAAAAACGCCGAAGTACGAATACACCAAAGGAGACTTCGATCTGATTCTGGTATTCGCCGACAAGAGCGAACTGCCAGCTTTCGATCGATGGGAGGAAGCGACACTTACGCCGAACGGCGAATCGGCAACGCTTGCCGGGTCTGGCCAGTTCGAGCGCGCACATGGCAAAATCTACTACAAGCCTGATTTTGCGGTCACGTTCGACGTGGACTTTGCGGCGCATGTTGTGAAGCGTGCAAACGGTATTCCGGTTGCGCAGGTGAAAATGATTCGGCAGCGCCCTAGCGGATCGCCGATTATTGACCTGATCAACGATTGGCAGCCGCCGCTTGGTGAAATTGCAGTCGGCGACGAAGTGTCCACATGCGAGCTTTCCGGCCGTGCATTGTCGTTCAAGTTGGACAGCACGAACAAACTTGCTACACCGGGCATCTGACGCGACCGGGCCAGCGGTCGCATACGCCGCGTAAAGTTTGTCCAGTCTGGCAGCGACGAACCGAGCGCGGCACCATCGAGGCCAGACGATGAAACCGATCACATTCATTCATAGACACGATTCCGATCTCAAAATCACCGTCGCTCTGCCAGCCGGACAAGCGGGCGAAGACGCAATTGCTGAGTACGTCGACGCTATTTCTGCGGGCAACAAATACCAGGCCGCGTACGACTTGACGCGTTTGTGCGCTGTCGAGCCAACCGGCGAAGCGCTTTCCAATCTGCTGCGAATATGGTCTGGGGCCTGCCTCACCGCAGCGCAAGCCGTTTATGATGCGCTCGATTTCGACTTGCCGAAGCTGCTCGATCCTCGCGAAGTCGTCGCGAATTACGAAAAGCACCAAGTAACCAAGGGTATGCCGTCGCGTGAATCGATCGAGCAATGGATCCGGCAGTATCCGCGAAAAGGACCTCCGGGCGAGGCTCAATTTGGGCTTGCCATCTTTGATTGGGGCGTTGTTCCATATCGCGCTCCGGAGCCGACTGAATGGTTTGCCGTCGAGCCAATTCGCAAGGCCGGCAAAGGGTACGCTGTACTTCGTTCGTTCGTGCAATCGTGCGTGCTTGCCGACGTGGAATCGATACTCGAGCGCAATAAGTCAAACCCGCTGATCGTTCCGACGATTGGCCGCTTTATTCGTAACGCGGCTGGGGAGGACTTCGCGCAGCGCATGGGGGAATGATTCGGCGCCTCAAGGAAGCGTCTCGAAATCCGTGGCATGGCGCAACATGCAAACGAGCGTTCGAGCGCCAAAGGGGGCGCCTGCACCGGGGCGAGCGAGTCGACTTTGACGTTGACGCCGAAGTGGGACTCATGCTCGAAGTAGCAGCGCAAGGATCGTCCATAACATGGGCCGACGAAAAGCAGGACAAACCAAAGCAACCACTAAAGCGACGAAGTAGACGATGAGTATTTCAGCGGGGCTCGATTGGACAGGGAACCTTGCGGACAACGCGGAGAAAACCGCTTCGTCCGTGGACGAACTCGTCCAATCGCTCCGCTCATTGCAATCACTTCAAGGCAAGACCGGCCCAACGTCGGCGGGACTCGGCGCCGGAGGTGGCGGGATTGGAGCGGCGGCGAAGGAACAAAATAAAGCCGTTCTGATTCAAACCAAAAGCGTCGCGGATCTTGCCAAGATCGAAGCGCAGCGCGCGGCCAATCTCGACGTTATAGCGGCCAAGCAAAAAACCAGCGGAGCCGCGTCAGATAGCAAGCTCGCGGGTATCGAGGCCAAACGTTCGGCCAATATATCTGCCATCGAATCAAAGAGCGCCGCATCGCTTGCGCTCATGAAATCGAAATCTGCAAATGCGATAGCGGTAGAGGAAGCTAAGGGCGCACAAGCCGCACAACGAGCCGTCGAAAAGTCTGCGCTTGTTGAATTGCAGGGGGCGCAAAAAGCATCCCAGCTTCGCGAAAAATCGGCAGCCAATCTCGTTGCAATCGAAGCCAAGAAAAACGCCGATATCGCGCGCGCAGAATCAAAGCGTCGCATCGACGCCGACAAGGCAGCGCGCAAAGCGGAGACACGCGCCAAGGGCAAGCCGCTACCAGTCACCGAGGAAACTACAAGCGGGTTTGGTGGCGCCGCAAAGGCGATACTCGAGGGTAAGGGTCTCAAGGGTGCACTTGGCGCATTTGGCGGCAAGGGCGCGAAGATTGCGGCCGTTGCCGAAGTCGCTTTGTCTGTCGGCCGCGCAGCATTCGACGCGGCCAAGCAAGTAGCTGGTATATCGTTTGAGTTTGGCAAGGCAACCGTATCGGCGCAGGCATATAAGGAAGACGTCTCCGAAGCCTTCAAAACCGTTCGGCGCACGTCAACAGCCGCAGATGCCACAATGCAGACCGCGCTTAAAAACGCGGATCGTCTTGGTATTGCGCGCGCCGAGTCTGTTGGCCAATTCTTGGACTTAGCCACCAAGGGATTTGATGACAAGAAAATCAAAGAGATCCAAGGTCGCCTTTACGATATTACCACGATCGATCCAAGTGCTTCAATTGAAGGCTTGACCAAAGTCATCGGCAAAGTCCAGGCTACCGGGCGACTTAATCAAGAAACATTGAATGAGCTTTCGACGTTTGGCTTGGAACAATCCGACGTCATTAAAGAGATTGGGAAGCTACTCAAAAAGAGCGATGCCGAAGTCTTGAAGGCATTGTCGTCTACCGGTGGTATTCGTGGGCTTGGAGTAGATCCGATTTTAAACGCTATCGCTGCACAGACTGGCGGCGGCGAAGCTGGAGCGAAACAAATTGAGAAAGCCAATCGCAACCTTTCAAGCCTAATCAAACGCGTCACCGAGATACCACAAAATGTATTATTCGACATTGATGTTGGTCCTGGCATCGACGGAATTAAGGGCATCCTAAAGTCGATACTCGACTTTTTTGCCGCAGGTAGCAGTACCGCCAAGGAAGCAAGTCGAGTTATTGGCGGTGCATTCAATGCATTGATCAGTGGATTGACCGGTAAAGACATTACCAAAGACTCCGGAGGTATTGCCGACACAATTAGCGACATATTGATCATCGTCGAAATGGCAACTCCGGCTATCCAAGCATTCGGCACAGCCGCGCGATACACAGTGATTGCTGTCGCTGGCGTAATTGGCGGTATCGGCGAGATTATCAAATTCTTTAGTGGTGATTTTTCGTCCGTCGAAGCGTCCGCCTCATATTTCGGAACGGCAATCGTTGACGGGCTCAAGGGTGGCATATTGGCCGGCGCATCAGGCGTGGTTGACGCAGTCAAAAGCGTGGCCAATCGCGCGCTCGCGACAGCCAAATCGGTGCTAGGTATCGCGTCGCCATCCAAAGAAACTGCGCAGTTGGGCGAATGGTACTCGATTGGTATGGGCGATGGCATCGAGAGTCGAGCCGACTACGTTTCGCGCGCCGCTCGCCTCATGGCCGAAGATGCGCTCATTGCTAGCTCGATGTCCGTTCCGCAGCTCGGGGCGCCGCAATCGTCAACGTCGCGCAATAGCGGGGCATTAGCAGCGCGTAGAGAGCTACCACCGATTACGATCAATGTTAACATCGGGAACGCTGGCAACGATTCCGAACTGAGCAAGGAATCGATCAAAGATAAGTACCGTCCAGCGTTTCGAGAGCTTGCGATCGAGCTGCTCATGCAGATTGCGCAGGAGGCATAAATGGGCGCGCTCAATATCCCCAACCCATACACGACGCCACGGCCTTACGATACGCTCGAAATCGAAGGTGCCGAGCAGAAGTTTGTCTGGCCTCCGGAGACGAACGACAACACGGAGCAATACGGGATTGTCGAATGGTCATCTTTCAAAACCAAGGCCAAGATCGATAAGAAAGCAAAGTCTGGAGCGGCAAAACCGAAAGTGTCAAAGACCGGTGGCGAAGGCATTGACTTTTCTTTTACGCTTGTTGTTGTGCAATCGGACGAAGCGATCGAAAGCGTATCGCCAGTGATCGACGCATTGCGACTTGGCTCGACGTGGGTACTGAAGCGACAGCCCGACGCGACCCTGCTAGGCGTGTCTGATTTTATGGTCGAGTCGATCGAGATCCCGCCTCCGGGCAATGGCGTAAAGCGCTACACGTTCGGATGTACGCAAATCGATCAAGATGCGCAAAAAGGCAAAGGCGGTAATGCGACGTCGACGCCAAGCGAGACGCAATACGAGCAGCTTTACCGTGCAGAATTCGAGCGCCAGCAAGGCATTGCACGCAACCTTCAAGCGGCCGAGCAAGAGCGCCGTATCCTTGCGCAGGCCGCCGAAGCAAAAGCCAATTTCGATCAAACTGGCGTTCGCACCGCGCGCAAATTGTCATCCGTTCTCGCCGGAGAAGGCGAGATCGATATCAATAATGTGCAGCCGCGACAACCTAATAAAGCCGCAGTTGCGGAAGGAAAGATCTGATCATGGCACTTGCGCGCGTTGGGTCATTCGACGTTATCTATGCTCGAATCGAAATGCCGCTGATTGGCGCATGGGGCGCGATCATCGAACTCGATATCGGCGACGGGTCTGCGCCCACCGGATCAACTTCAATCGACTTCGACACGTCACCATCCGTGTCGTTTGTCGGCTCCATTCTTCCAAGTCTCGGCGAAGGTTCGCCCGTTTCCGGTCGCGCTCGCATCCTCGTGCGTGCAGGTGTCAATGCTTTGCTCGGCGAAGTCGTAGGCAAACCATACGAGAATATCGCGCCGCGATTGGTTGTTGAGGATATCATTGCCGATGCGGGCGAAGAAATTGAAGCGCTATCCAGTGTCGACAGCCTGCCAACGCAACGTCTTTGGGTGCGCCCAAAAGGAAAGGGCACGCAAGCATTGTCTCGTTTCTTGGAAAGTTCAGGGTTAACGTGGCGCTTTCGTTCGTCGGGGCGCATCGAGATCCTTGCCGACACGTGGCCCACGTATTCTGGCGATGCCACCTTAACCGCAGCGGCGAACGAATTGAACCGAGCAGAGTATGCGCTCGATACGCCGGATCTGTTTCCCGGCATGTCGCTCGACTCAAAAAACTGCAAACGCGTCGTGCATTGTATTCGACGCGATGGTACGTTCCGAACCGAGGTGACGTTTCAATGAACGACGAACGCGAAGCATTTGCCGCAGCTATTGCCGCAACCACTGCGCCGCAAGCGCTGCGCGTGCTGCATAAGGCGATCGTTGTCGACCAGGAAGGCGGCGACGTTGGCGTGAAAATGCCAGACGACGATGCGCCATCCGCGACGGCGAAGCCCGTGCCAATATGGTTTGGCCTGCCTGGATTTTCTGCGGAATTCAAGCCTGAGGCTACACCTCAGACAGCGATCGGGTTTCATGGCGGTGCAGAAAATAAAGCGTTTTCCGCGCTGTATCCGTACCACTCCGGCACACAGACAGAATTGCCTATTCATACGCTATCATTCGGCGCCGGAACGAAACCAATAGCAAGGGTTGACGATGAAGTTGACGGCGGCAAGATTCTTTTCCGGTTCGTCCCGGTTGGTCCTAGTGGAGTCCCGTCCACGTTGACGATATCATATCGACCGCCAGGCGGCATAGAGACGCCAATTATTTCATTTCCAATACCGGGGCCTGCAATTATCTTAACGCCAGATCTCGAAGAGATAAGCATTAACGTCGGCTCGATCAAAATTCGTGGCAAAATCACCACTGGCAGAACGGAGTTTCTGGCGTAATGGCAACCGATTCGGGACCCGACTACGGCGAAGCGATCAATTTGATTGCGCCAGATGGCACGCTCGTGGCCGACATGGCCGGTCCAATGGTTACCGGGATGCGCGCCGTTGTTATGCGCGTGCTCGGGCGTTTGACCATGAGGCGCGGCGTGCTTTTCTATGCGTCATCTGTTGGCGAAAATATTCTCGATCTCGAAAACGCAACCAATGACGACACGAACTTTTCGGCACAAGCGTCTCGCATTGCATCCGAAGCAGAGCGCGAGCTAGGCGTATCGTTTGCCCGCTGTCGCATTACCCGATCGGCGGTAGTGCCGACGCGTGTTGTTGTGTCATTGCAACTCGGGATCTCGTCGCGTACCATCGGCGTGAATCTTTTTATCGTACCAGGTCAAACGACCGTCGCAATTACCGGAGCTTGATCAATGTCGTCAACCTACGAGCAGCTCGCAACCATTCGCACGCAAAGCGCGATTGCTACTGATATTTACAATCGAGCAGCGGCCCGCGGCGCGAACGTAAAGGGTTTGACCGACGCCGACTTGCGGCGAATCTTGATCGAGGTCATTGCAGACGTGCGCGAGTCCGAAGAAACGGCGCGCCTCGACATTCTCAATTCTGGATTCGTTGACCTTGCCGAAGGCGCGATGCTCGATCTTTTGGGCGTCGGGTTTTTCGACGAAGAGCGTTTGCCCGCGACCGCTGCGACGGTTCAGCTTCGAATGTACGATACGGTCGGCCAAGGCCCGTACGACGTGCCAGCGCGAACCATCGCCGTCGTCGGCGCTGATACCGAATCGCCGCTTTATTACCGACTCGCGACCGCTATCACGGTTCCGCAATCTGGCGAAAAGCTCGAATGCTTTTTTGAGGCCATCGCTGTAGGGGCTGCGTACAACATTCTATCCGGTACTCCGGTCAAACTTGCAACACCAATCCCAGGCGTAGGCATTATCGCAACGTTTGTCACGGCATTGTCCGGCGTCGTCGTCAAGGCTGGCACCGATGCCGAATCCGACGCGAGCTACCGCCAGCGATTACGCGATAAATGGGCAACACTTTCCGCGGGCTGGACGGCCGCCGCAATTCGTTACCATATTCGCAAGATACTGCCGAATGCTACGCGTATCTTCGTTCGCGACGATGCGCCCGCATCGGGCCAGGCGTGGGCGTACTGCGCAGGACCAACTGCGCCGATCTCGACGGCAGACGCAGTCGCCGCAATGGCGTATCTAAACGATTCGGAGCGCAAGCCCGTATCAAATAGGCCCGTGCTGGTCATTCCGTCGATCCCCGTCGTCGTACCGCTCGCCATTACGCTTTACACCGACGGCTCAGATGATGCGCTGTCTCTTGCCGCTGCTCGCCTTGCCGCGTCGACCGTCGATTACATCGAGCGAATCTATCCGATTTCGAGGGCAAACGATGCGCTTTACGACGTCGACAACGGCGTCTTGAATGTTGCCATTTCTCCAAGCGATGATGTTCAGCTTGCGCCCGAAGAAGTGATTTCATTGCAGCCGACCTATACCGTGGAGCTTTTCTGATGGCTTACCACGTAATCAACGCAGACGCTCGCGCGACGGGTTTGCCCGACGCATTCTTTCATTGTGTCGCCACATCTCCGCCTTATTTTGGATTGCGTGAATATGGCGACGACGATCGAGAAATAGGCGACGAGAAAACCCCTGCCGAATACGTGACCGAAATTGTTAAGGTCGGTCGCGAGGTTCGTCGCGTAATGCGTGACGATGGCGTTTGGTGGCTGAACCTGGGGGACTCGTTCGGGCCTGGCAAATCCCTCCTCATGATCCCCCAACGCGTTGCCCTCGCATTGCAGGACGACGGCTGGATTGTCCGCGCGCATATCCCATGGTTCAAGGCTTCATGCATGCCCGAAAGCGTACGGGACAGACCGACCGTTGCGCACGAATACGTGTTTCAGTTGGTCAAACAGCCGCGGTATTTTTGGGATCCGGATGCGGTGCGCGTGGGGAGCGATGTTCATGTCCGCAAGGGGGTGCCGCATAAGCTTACCCAAATGGAAGGGTATAAGGGTTTGGCTGGCGGTACGCTAAAGCGTGACCCAAACGAACCATACGGGTTCGCGCGCGATATTGTTACGGTTGGCCGCAACATTCGCACGTCCGATTTCTTCAATGCTGGCCTCGACGAATACGAAGCGCACATCGCGCACGTTCGCGAGAATGGCGGGATGATGCTTTCACCCGAGGGCGATCCGCTCGCGTTCCTCGTCAACCCCGTTGGCTCGAAGCTCGCGCATTTTGCAATGTGGCCGCCGAAGCTCGTAAAGCCGATGATTCTGTCGAGCACGTCTGAGAAAGGATGCTGTCCACAATGCGGTGCGCAATTGGCAAGGGTTGTGGAGAAAACGGGCGAGGTCGTGTCGTCATACGCCGGTGGCCATATCATGAAGGGGTCGATGGCGCGCAGTCGTAATCGAACACGTGCAGACTTGTCAGTGCGTGAGCCCGATGGTTGGGGTCATTTGCCAAAGAACGTGCTTCGCGACAGAGGTTTCTCCCCGTCCTGCGAATGCAACGCAGGCGATCCGGTCCCCTGCCGAGTGCTCGATCCGTTCGCTGGCAGTGGCACAACCATGCAGGTGTGCGAAGCGCTCGGCCGCGATTCGTGGGGCGTGGAGTTGATGGCGAAGAACCTGCCAATCATTGCCGAGCGGATGAAAGAAACGCTCGATCCGCAGACAATGAAACCTACAAAGAAATACCTTGTGAAAGGCCGAGAAACGAAGCATAAAAGCTTGACCGATCTGCACGCGGAATACATGGCGAAACTTCTACCAATGGCGGCAGAATAATGGGACCTCTCGAGGCACTTGCCGAGTCCGATATCGACGCGCGTGTCATGGTCGGACAGCCACAAGGCTACCTTGGCGCATTCGGCTCCGAAGCCGACAGCGAACTCGCGCTACGCCGCGAAACCGTACGCGCTCGCTTCCCGCCGTCGCAGCATTATCGCAACCATGCGCGCAACATCGGCAGCTTGCCCGCGTCGCAAGACTCGCCTGATGGCCAATCGACGCGACTGCGCCTCATTGGCCAAACGCGTGCCATAGATCGCTACCCCGGCGAAACCGATGCGCAGTATTGCGAGCGACTTTCCAAGGCGTTCTCATCGCATATCAAACGCGGCACACCCAATGCGATCATTGAACAGCTAAAAGCGTTCGGGTTTGTCGACGTCGTAGTCTTCGAGGAATACAACGGAGGGTTTTACGCGGAGCCTACGGATGATTACGGCTGGCGTTTCGTCGTCGTCATCGGTCCAAACTTCGGATCCGTCGGATGGCTTGGTGCGCTCGTCGGTACCGCTGTCGTCGGTGTCGATACTGTAGGGCTAGGCAATGGTACTGCGTTGCAACTCGCCGCAATTAAGCGCTTGATCATTCAGTGGAAACAAGCATTCGCGATTCCGCTGCGTTTTGTTCTCGTTTTTGGTGACGCGCCAATCGTCGGGCTTGCCATTGTTGGCGGCGCCGTGGTAGGCGGTGGACAGACAACCGAGGTGCAAATGGTTGACCCTCGCGTGGTTGGTTCTGCAATCGTTGGCGAAGCGCCGCTCTTGGGCTTCAATCTGTAGAGGTTTTACATGGCAACCGATCGATCTCCCATTGCGTACATTTGGCCGACGCTCAAAGCGTTTGCGACCGGCGACGTAATTACGCGTGAATTGCTGCGCGATTCGATCAATAAGGCTGGTGACATTGGCTACGGCGTTCTCGCCGCATTGAACGAGCGTTTCCAACAGCTCGGTTCGACGAACGCAGGAACGAGCGCCGTACAACGCGGTAGCGTCGTCATGGGCGGGCTGTCGTTTTATGATCCCGTTGACGTTCCCGTGGGCGCACTCGATGGCTTGACGCTCATCCTCGAAACCGATCTCGCTGGCCCTGTGACGATTACCTTCGTGCAGCCCACGAGCCCAGTGCACGTCGCGACCCAAATCAACACACAAGGCGCATCGCTCGGGATCGTTGCTTCGTGTGATACAGGTGTCGATCCGAATACGGGCGCAATCGTCGCCGCAAACGTCGGCAAACTTCTTTTGGTTCGTCCGAGCGGCGGCACGGCATCGCTTACGGTCAAAGGTTCAGGCACGGCAAACGCGATTCTCGGATTGCCATTGATCGACACCACGACAACGGGCGCGGGAACGGCCAACGACGGTGCGTCTCGCGTAGGAGTGGCCGATCTTGCGGCCATATCTGGCGGCACGCTGCGCGCCGTCCTTTTGGCGTTGGAATCCGCTATCCTCGGGATCGATAATTCTACATCGATTGCGTTCGGCGGAACGCTGCTACAGATGAGCTACTCGATTCCTGGCTCATTGCTCACGTCAAAGCGCACCGTACTACGCGTGCCGAACCTTTTGGCAAGCTATGTGTATACGTTGCCGGCCCCTCCGGGTGAAGGCTACTCCGTGATCTTGTTGCTAAATCCAAACCCGCCGCAAACGCTGGAGTTGCGACGTCCGGACACGTCAACGATCGCAATCATGTCGGGCGAGTTTGGGACGCCTTCGCCTGGTCAGCAATATATCGAAATTGCAGGCTTTGGCGGCGTATGGTATGCGATTGGATGGGGAATCAACGACGACAGCTATGCGCTGCCGAGCTAGTTGCACTCGCCACACGCATTGCATTGGCCCGTGCGAAACTCTGGCGACCCCTTAGCGATCGATCTGACACACGGCGAACCTGCCGGTTTTGGTTGCACAGAACGCCCCGGCTTATCGTAATTGCACCATTCGATGATGCATGCGCCATCGAATCGTTTTACCACATACGGATCGTATCCGTAACATCCGGTTGACGACTCAGCGCACACGGTGTCCTGTAAACCGTCGCGTTCCACGATGCATAGACCATATCCGCATTGACCCGTGCGATCATCGTCCCCGACGCACTGAGCACCGTTTGGCATTGGGTCATGGGTACACCCATGTTCCGGATCGTATATGTCGAGCGTACACGGATCGAAATCCACGCAGGACGTTTCCGGATCCGCGGTATCTGGCCCGCTGTTGCTCACGCAGTCGATCTGCTCATTGTCACAAGACACAAGCGCGAACGACAGCAAAAGCATTATTGTGTGCGCAATCTTCACGGCTTTACCTCTAGCGTACTCGTGCATTGACCATCGAGACAAACGCCGTAGACGTCGCATTGTGCGCATTGCATGCCGTCCGGCGCATTGTCGTATGCGCATATTCCGTCAATGCACAGTGGAACGATACAGACGCCCGGATCGCCGCAATCTGAATTTGATTCGCACGGCGCTCCACTAATCTGCGGATCAGGTTGCCAGCCGCCGCAATTATCGCTCGTGTCGCAACCAGCGATCGCGATCGCCAAAACCATTACGTACTTCAGTAGCATTACGTAGCCTCCCGTCGGTAATAGTCACGCAACAATAAGCAGTTCGTATGTAGACGCAATCAGGAAACGCCTTACGTTGTTCTTTTGTCCATTGAAAAATACTGGCGCGCCATGCATATCGTGATACCGTCACGGGCATGAAAGCAATTCGTTTTGCGTGGCTGATTGGGTGCGTGTGCTTCGTGGGCTGCGCGGATGCTGGCGGGCTTATCGTGGTCGAGCGCGAAGACGTGGACGCCGGTGCAGAGTGCGACGCGGCCGCGGAGCCAAACACGACAGACCAAGACGCGGAGGCGCAGCTGGCATGCGCAGACGCGCAAGAGATCGATGCGTCGATGGCGTGTGTGGAGAAGAATGGGAGCTGTCTGTAGCTACTTGCCAGGCGGCTTCAAAGGAAGCGCGGACGTAGCGCGGCGGATGTCTTTGAGGGTGAGCGATCCGTAAAAGATCTCGGATGCTTTGCGCTTTGCCCTCGGCGTGTACAGTTCGGGCTTGTACTCGTTGCTGCGCGGGATACTAGGATCGGGTTTGCGCCCGCCAGTATGTTGTTTCACGGGGGCGTCGAGAGGAATGCCTCGTTTTTTTTGCGGGCGCGTTTGCGTTGCGCGGTGCGAAGTCTTTCGGCGCATGCGGCGCATGCTTCGCTTGTGTATCCGGGCTCTGCTGTTCGTGGTTTGCCGCAGCGTGCGCATGCTCCGGCAGCAAGCATTTTGTCGCGTCGCTCTTTGGCCCGCGCGCGTCTGTCAGGGTTGGTTTTCATGTAGCAGCCTGCGATTCGTTTGACTGTGGAAGGTTCATGTAGACGTTTTGCAAAGCTTCGAGAAGGTTCGTCGGGGCTACAATGCGATCCCCGTCCCAGCGTACGAGCAGCGTCTTGGGGCCAATGGTCGCGGCGTATTTTTTGCGCCAGAGTCGAGCGTCCGCCTTGTTTGATTTGACCTGGACAAACATTGTTCCGAACGCGGTTTCAACGACGATATCTACGCCTTGTGTGTCCTCTTCTTTCGTGGCCATACGCGCACCAACAAGTGCAGGATTCGACGCGCGTAGCGCAAGTATCGCGTCGAGCGTTCGCCGCTCGTTTCGCTTGCCTGTGGCGTTTCCGATGTCGTTCGGAAGCGTGACGATTTCGAGCAACGTTTTCTTGGGGATGCGCGACAAACACGCTCGGGTGTCGTCAACATGCATTGACTTCGCGCCGCAGCTTGGTTGTCGACAAACCCATCCGCCGCGCTTCGATGGGTGCCAATTGTGCAACGGTGCGTTGTTTTTGAGCAACGCAAATGCTTTGCGTTCAAGTCTTGCGCGCCTCACGCCTCGCCTCGAATCGGGTGTTTCCGGCATCCAAAAAATCGAACGTAGAACGCGGAAAGGATGGTGTCGATCATCGAATCATGATCGGATTGCAGTCGGGCAACGTCGAGCGACGAGGCCCAAATCACGGACATGTCGAAGTGCTTCATGATACACCTTGCATGTTCTGATTTGCCTGAATCGACAGCTGTTTAATAACGTCTGTCTCGGCCAAGTTTGGCTCGTGCCACTCACGATCAGCGGCTTCGATCGCTGGCAACGCTTCGTCGTCGAACGCGGCGCCGTACTCGCTTCGAGCGCGATCAAGAATCTCTTGGCGGCGCTGTCGTCGTGCGTGTGATGGAAGTTTGTCCGCAACGTCAAGTTCGTCGCGGACGTGAAGCAACAGATTCGCGCGTTGCCGATCGTCGAGTAGTGCGTTGCGCGTCATCGAGGCAAGATGTTCGGCTTCTTTGACGCGCTCGGCGTGAAAGTGATCACGCAGTAGGCGCCCTTGTTCGTGGCACATAATTCCACGCTTCGAGCCACACTTCGGACATTGAGCAGTTTTAGGGTCGACACGTCTCGACATAAGCACCTCCGAAAGTACAAACATGCGTCGCGAGAAATACTTGTCAACGCATGTCGGAAGTGCATTGACAAGACACTTACCGTTCGCATTCTGAACATCGGAGGCGAACATGCCGAACGCTCGAAATCCAACGCATTGTACGAACGAAAAAGGTGCGATCATTTGTCAGTCAAAGGCTGGCAGAAACAAGGCTTCACGAGAGGCTTGGGACAAGCTCCCGGCGCAAGAGCAGTGTGGAAACTGCCGAAGCGTACTGCGGCGAAGAACAGCGCCTAGGCGCGTGGACATTTCGACGTCGAAACCTCGAGCGGCCTCGACACGCGACAACGCGACGTGCTACACGCCGCGATATGGCCAAGTATGATCCTGATCGGATAGCGGAAACCGCGGAACCTTACGCGCCTGGCACAAGCGGTATTGAGCCGCTTTGCGACGGGTTCGGGCGCCTTGTCGCTGCGCCCGTCGTTGGTGGCGGCGGAGGCGGTGACGCGACGGCGGCGAACCAAGTGCTTGGTTTGACCGCGCTCGATTCGATCTACGACGCGCTGCAATTGGTGGGGACCGAAGCGACGAGCGCAGATATCCTTGCTGCCGTCAACTCATTGGGCGACGGTGCGACGCTTGCCGATCTCGCGACTGCACTTGCGCCGCTCGCGACCGAGGCAACGCAAGCCGATATCCTTGCGGCGCTCGAAGCGCAGGCGATCGACGTTGGTTTGATTCAGACAAACGTAGCGTTGCTCGTACCAGACCTAGACGACGTACGTATCGCGACTCAGGCGACCGCAGCTGCTACGGGAACGACGAGCGACGCAGATACAGCGTCAACGATCGTCGGCTTGCTCAAAAAAGCCAAGTCGCTTCTCGCGGCTGGTTTACCCGCGTCCCTCACGTCAAACGGCGGTCTCAAAACTGGACTTGTTGACGCTATTCCAGCAGGCGCGAACACAATCGGCGCCGTAGCCGGGTCGGGCAATTTTGCCACAACGAATGCAGTGTCGTCGCAAGCCGATGGCCATTCGGCAAATATCGGCGCACTTGCGGACGCGGATACGGCAAACACGCTCACGGGTTTGTTGAAGTGGCTCAAGGGGCGCTGGCCCACGGCGCTTGGCACTGGCGGTGGACTCAAAATCGATGGATCGGGTACGGCGCTACCTATCAGCGGCAACGTTGCGGCGTCGGTGGCGGCCGGTCCCGGAGCCACAACCGCAGCAACGTCAGTATCCGTTACGCCCAACACGACTTCATTCATAGCGGCCGGTGCACCTACGGCAGCAGAAAAGGCCACCATTAAAGCAAGCGCTGGCAGACTTATTGGATTTCGTGTACGTGGCGCATCTGCTGGCACATATTACTTGCAAATCCACGATATCGCATCGACTGGCAGTGTCGCCGGAAGCACACAGCGTGGTCTTGGATTTGAGATTGCCGGAGCGGGCGACGATTACACCTACACATTCCCATCGCCGATATCGTTGTCGACCGGCATTACGTGGGCATTGTCCACGGCGATCGACTCATACACCGCAGCCACTGGAAAAACCGCATACGTTAATGCGACATGGGAGTAGCAAGCATGCTGGAACGATTGACGAAATGGTTTTCAAAGCTCAGTCGAGCCCCAGTCGATTACATCGAGGTTGTAGCAGAACAGATCACGACAACCGACGCGACGCCGACAACGTGGACAGCGATCGAGATTCCGATCGACACGACAAGTGCAGGCTCTATCTTGGTGCGCTACATGTTCACTGGGCGCCAATCGGACGGCTCACAACTGTATTCTGCAATTCTTGAATCGTCGTGGTCGTGGGGTGCGGCGGGCACAGTTACGCGCCGTGCCGCCGCGGCGGGATCGGGTACCCCGTCGGCGAATACATACGGGACGCCGCGTCCAAGCGTTGCGTTCGACACGAACAATGTTCGCCCGACGATCACGGGCAAAGCGGCGACAACGATCGTGTGGTCATGCACGTATCGCTACCAATACGAGAAATGAGGAAGCAATGGCATTTGGCGAAAGCATTACGCAAAATACGGATATCGTTGATTACCAGCTCGGCCCGAATACACCGGCCGAATGGAAAGTGTTTATTCGGCCTTCGTCCGCACCCGCGGGCACGCTAGAGCTTGTCTCGTTCCTCCCCGGAGGCGGGCAGGAAGAAGGGTCGAATCTTTGCATTTTCAACGATTCCGGCGCGGATATTGTGTTGAAACACAATGACACGAGAGGCGACGTAAACTATCGAATCCAATGCTCGACCGGAGCTGATATTACGCTTCCAAACGGAACTCCGCTTTGGGGCTTATTGCTCGAATCCGCTGAAAACCAGCCGAATGGTTGGCACTTTGAGGCGCCGTAGCTACACGCTTCGAATCGCCTTCGGGTGAACAGCTCTCGCCGTGTACGCAACACGTGGACACGAACATGCTGCCAGCCGTACGCCGTTTGTCTTAGCGCTCGTCGCACATATGGGCGCATCTTCGATCGGCGCTTGGCATGCAGGTTCGTCTTTTGGATCGTCGGACCAAGCGACGCGCGGATACGGCGTGCCGTCATCGAGGCGTAGCGTCGAGAATCCAACCACGTGACCACGCGCCTTTCGCATGCTCTCCCCGCCTCGAATCTGCTCAATGAACAGCGGCGCATACTTCACACGATCTCCGATCTGATAGTTCGTCTTGGCCGATTTCGTTTGACCACAAAACGATCGCGCGGCTTCGGCGTCAACAATTCGCCACGCGTACCACGACGCATGGATCCGTTTTGCGTCGTCACTCGCGTGATGAACGCCGCCGTGATACATGAGCCCACCAAAGGCTTGCGCGGACACCGATGGCGCGAAGAACGAGCGCGCGATCCATCCGAGGTCTTCACAGTGCCGCAACATCAGATCGAAGTCTGCGGGCTGCGTATTGAGCCCGTCTGCGCACGCCTCGACGAGTTCAGACCCGAGTGCTTCGCGCGATTCGACGAGAGACGCGAGCCACGCCTTGAAATGTGCAGTGGCGAGATATTGAAGCTTGAAGAGTGGCGACGTGTGGTGCTGCATCGTCATAAGGTGGGCACGCTACACGACTTGTCAACGCATGTCAGAATGGGATCTGATCGTCGCCGCCGTCGTATCCAAAGTCCTCGGGAGGCGGCGCATCATTCGCCTGGGCTGGCGCTTGCTGCGGTGCGCTTCGTTGCTGCGTTCGTGGTGCGCCGTAGCCTTGGCGTGAGCCTCCGCTGTATTCGCTTGCGTGCGATTCGCGATGTTGTCCGGACGAACCTTGGCGCTCCGACGAGCCGCATAGTTGTACCTTGTCAACGCGTAACTTGATCTGCGTGCGTACGTTGTTATCGCGATCCGTGTACGTCTCGAAGCTTGGTTCGCCGGTAGCAAACACGTTCGTTCCTTTGGCGATGTACGGCGCAAGTGCGCGCGCGTAGTCATTCCAGATCGCGCACTGAATCCATTCTGTTTTCTCTTCTGTTGCGCCACCGCGCTTCTTTTTGCGCAGGTTCACGGCGACCGAGAAAGACAAACATTCGTCTTGACCAACCGTGCGCAATTCTGCCTTGCCCACGTTGCCAATGATGTCGAGCCTAAAGAATCCTACGCTCATGCCGCACCATGAGCGCGAACGAGTCGCGAAACGTTGTTACGTACCATCATCGCGTTGGCGTACTCCAACCACGCCACCGCATCGACGATCTTGCCGTCGTCGAGCAGTTGTTGTGCACGACGTCGCGCGATTTGCTCACAGGCAACCGTGTCCAGCGTGCGCCATCGCCGTGGCGCGCGATGTGCGTTGACAAGTTTGCGTCCAGGAACGCTGTCGAAATCATCTAGAAAAATAGCCATAAACGTAGCCTCCTGTTCGCAACGTAAGAATTCGTCTTGACATGTCAACGCATGTCGCGCATCTTCGCGTTCGGAGGTGCTTCACATGTCGAAACAGGCTCAGGTTCTTTTCGCTCTCTCGATCGTTTCTCTTTCGTTTGCGTTGCGCGAACAGCGTCGACTCGACGACGCGAAACGCAAGTTCGCCCAAACGTTCCCCGAAGATGCGGCTACACTCGTGATCGATATCGAGGTGACGCAATGACGCGCGAAGAACAGGTTGCGGCACTGCTCGTCGAGGCGCACGCGATACTCGATCGCCACGTTCGCGATCGTATCGCCTACTACTCGTCGCCCGACGAGGTGTCGCGGGAGCTTTTGGATCGGCAGCATGTGAGCGATGTTGCGCTGGACGAGATCATTGGCGCGATAGCTCGGCAGCTAAACGATCCATTCAACAATCTGCGCGAAGCAACGCAAACGCAGAAAAGTTGTCTCGTCGTCGACCTGCTCGAAGATGTTCTTCTGCGCGTCGATCCCCGTCAGTCCGAAGTCGCTACAGCAGCCTAGCGCATCACGTCGTGCGCGTGCTATGCGCAATACATGCGCGACGTTCCAGCCATAGTTTTTCTTTCCCAAACAGCAAGCGAATCACTCGACAGTCTTGCGCGTGCGCCATGGTGGGCAGTGATGATCCTGGCGTTGCTTGGTGGCACGGCTGGGATCGCAAAAGCATGGTCCGTCTTGTCCGAGTACCTAAAGGACAAACGAGACCTCGCGCGACGACTTGCGGACGAAGACAAGCTGCGGCGCGATGCGAAAGCGAAGGCCGAAGTAGATCAGCTTGAAGCGCTCACATCGATGGCGCGCGACGTTCCAAAGCGACTTGATCAATTCGCGAGCGAACTGTCCGCGTCGAATCGAATTCTCGCGCAGCAGGTGGAAGCGAATACGCGCGCCCTCGTCGACATGCGTAGCGAGATCGCTAGCGACACACGCGCACTCGTGATGGCAATTGCTGGAAAGCTTGGCGTTCAAACAAGTGCCGACGAGACAAACCCTAGCGGTGGTCGTCGTCAGTCGATTCCAGAGCAGCGCGCATCGCATCCGTCGCTGCTCTAAGACGGCGCATGCGGTCGACGCGTTCGGCGTCGCTCTCGCGCTCTCGCGTTGCGCGTGCATGTTCTGCTGCTTGTCGTGCGCGCCGTTCCACAATAGCCCACGCCGCAAACAACGCAGCAAGTGTCCAACCAAGTGCCGCAAACTTTAGCGGCGCATTGCCCACAAAATCAGCCCCGAAACGGCAATGTGTGTCAGCGTATTGGACGCATAAATGGCGCCGCTTGCATACGCGTCATCGATCCCGATCAACGCCATTATTGCGAACGTTGCAGCATTGCCAACGAGCATCGCAAGCATCGCGGAGCGCTCTACGTCACCCGGTAAAACGCTGCGAATCAGCGCGCAAGAAGACGATGTGCACGACATGGCGGCAACGATCGCTATTGCGCGCTGGTGGGCATTGACCAACGTGTATGCAACGGCCTGACACGCCACGCTCAGCACAACAAATGTGCCGCGCTTGGTTGCCAACGCAAAGCCGATCGACGACACGACTAGTGACGGCGCCAGCCACATGATCAGCGCTAAGGCAAACGACTTCACTGACGCAAACTCGTCTGCGATGGCTTCGCATGCGATCGACGCGGCAACATATCTCAATCGTGGCCAACGCAGCGACGCGGCAAGGCACACGAAAAAAGCGAACGCGCGGCTCGTCATGTTCGTGGTTTGTCGTTACGCGGATCGTTTGCCGCGTTCGCTTGGCGCGCGTCCTCATTTCGCTTTGCGTCGCGGTTGGCGCGAGCGGCGGCAAGATTGCGCCGAAAGCTCCCGCAACACGACCCCTTGGGCGGAGGTTTGTCGGGTACCATGTTCGCGACCATGTCTTCGGGCTTGTCTTTTTGCATGTCGCCATGGTTGCACGGTGGCGCGCGTCGTCAACGCTCACGACATGCGTTGACAAGTCGTTGCCGCGTGCGCATCTTCGCCGTCATGCAAAACCCGACACCCGACGGCGCTACGGGCGATAGCGTCACACTGACACGCGTGCACACGTTTCTTGCTGCGTTGCTTTCGTTTCTTGGCTTCGGCGTGCTTCCTACAGCAACGATTGCGGACATGCTCGAAGAGCTAACCGGATGGCTCGAAATGGCGAAGTCAATTCGACGTGACCCCCAAGGCGCAACAGCGCGCATTTGGTGGGACGCATTCAAAGATGCTTGGAACGTGCATCCTACGAGTGCGGCCGCGCTTTGCGCAGATGATGCCATTGCTGAATTCGGCAAACGATTTCTTCCCATCAACACCGAAGAAGATCGCGATACGCTTAACACTGCCGATTTCGATGCTATGCGCGACGAACTAGACAAGCAAACGCAGATTGCCGCGGAGCTGCGATCCGAACGTGATGCGCTTTTAAAAACGAACGCGCACCACGCGAGCGAGATTGAATCGCTACACGCCAAAATAAAGCAATACTCGGACGAACTCGATTGGCGCGCAAAACATTTCGACGGTGTATTTACGGCGCTATATAAGGCCGCAGGTTGCGACTTTGGGGCGCAGATTGTTGACGTTGTCCAGTTGATTCGAGATGAGCGTGACGAATTGCGTACCAAGTTCGCCTGCGCCATCATCCCGTTGCCAAAACCGGAACGCGTGGAGCCTGGCCAGCGGTGGGCGCATATTACTACCATTCGCGCCATCGTTCCGCCAAACGATGAACATATCGAGTTCGTCGAGACGGATTACTCGCCATGGGTTGGTGCGCCAATTCGTAACGACAACTGGTATTACCTCGGAACGGAGTCGAAGTGATGGATCCGAAACTTGCCGCCGCGCTGATCTCTGCGCAAAAAGAGGTCAAGTCTGCACTCAAAACGAAAGAGCAAAAGGGCCACGGGTATCGATATGCTCCGGCAGAAGAAGTTCTGATCGTTGGGCGGGAGGCATTGAATAATAACGATCTTGGAATGCGCCCAATTACGGAAGACTTTTCGGTCATATCGCCTATCGACGACAAGTGCGGCGGCGCGGTAGGCATCGTACGATGTCGCTTTGAGGTCTTTCATTCGTCTGGCGCATCGTTCGAGTTTTCGACAGACGTTCCCGTGGTACCAACGCGTGGCAATATCGGATGGGCGCGACCTGCCGACAAATCAACATTTGCCGCGCGCACCGAGGCGCTTGGGTATGCACTGCGCGACCTGCTATTGATCCCGCGTGAAGACGCGCCAGACGTGTCAGGGCGACACGATAAAGGCAAGGCTGGGCCTGGTACCAAGGAAGAGCAGCAACGCCGCCAAGACGCGCAGCAAAACCCAAAGAAGAGTGCAGAGCAATACGCCGCCGAAATGCAAGCGCTCGACGGAGTGAATCCAGGTGACTTCGGGCAAGTGCTCAAATTGTTTGCGCATGCTCGCCGCGATGTTGTGACGCCGCAAGCAATGGCGCCGATCGAGGTTATCGTTGCCCAAAAGTTTGTCGCGAAACTCGACGCTTGCCAATCAATCGAGCGGCTCGAAAAAGACGCGACCGTTGCAGGACGGTTGGCGCTCTTGGGCAAACCCGGCGAAGATGTTGCGAAAGCCATTGAAGCGGCGCGCGTACGGCTTGGGAGTGGGCAATGATCGTTGTTTCTGCTGCAATCGTCGACCGCAAATCGCGGCGCATTCTACTCGCGCAACGCGCTGGTGATGCGCCCACTTATCCGTGGTTTTGGTGCTCGCCGGGCGGCAAGGTCAATCCAGGTGAAACACACCGTGACGCATTGGCGCGTGAACTGCGCGAAGAGATCGACGTTGATATTGTGGGCAATCCTGTCGAGCTGCTCTACCGTCGAGAAGTAAAGTCACAGCGGAGTGGCGAAATGGTACCAGTATATTGTTACTTGGTGTTCGTCGAGCAACTCCGTGGCAAACCTTCGCCACGTGACGCGACGTGCGGTTTGGCATGGTTCGACAGTGACGAAGTCACGGTGCTGCGCTTGACTCCTGCTGATAATGCCGAGATCGATCGGATCGTAAAACTGCTAAACTCGTTTGCGGGGTATTCGCCATGATGCCGCCTGGCCTTGCTCCAGAGCGCACGTTTGTTGTCGTCGATATTTCTTGGTGGATGAACCAAGCCTTGCATATCGGCGGGCTTGAATCGCTGCTATCGACAACGATCGGGCGTCTCGCAAACCTACTGCGCGGCGAAGTACCGTGGTTTCTTGCTGTTGCTGCCGATAGCGTTGGTCCGACATGGCGGCACGAATTGACCGAAGGACTGCGCGCAGATTGGCAGTACAAGGGCAATCGTGATCCGAAACCCGCGGAGTATCATCACGTTTGCAATCGAGTTTTTGAGGTGATTCGATTGCATCGAATTCCGATTCTGTATGTCGAGGGATATGAGGCGGACGACGCGATTGCCGCAGCCGTTGACCGTGCGCATGCGTTTGACTTGACGACGGTCATCCTTTCGGCGGACAAAGATCTCGGGCAATTGCTCGACGAGAAAACGTTTTTGTGGGATGGTAAGGATCGGCTGCGTGGTGCGAGCGATATCGAAGCCGACAAGAAACATCCCGTGCCGCCGCGACTAATTCCGGATCTGCTCGCTATTGCGTCAGACCGTGGCGACAACATCCCTGGCGTACCAGACCTTGGGCCAACCAAAGCGGCGGCATTGCTTCGCGCCTACGGTTCACTACGCGCCGCACTCAATGCGACGCCTGAGCACGTGAGCGACGCGGCAATCAAGGCGGCCGAAAAGCTGCGTGCGCAATGCAAGAAAAGCGGCGACGCCGACAAGCTTGCGACAGCAACGACGAACCTCGAAATACTTCGCGAAAAACGCGACCTTGCGAAGTGGCTTGGAACGCTACACGAATATCGAGCCGCGGCCGAGTTGAGTTTACAGCTAACGACGCTCGATCGCTCATGTCCAATCGCGTTCGATATCAACGAACTCGCGATCGGTGGATACGACGCGAACGCGCTGCGCAAGACATATCGCGCGCTCGGTTTTTCGCAGCTCGCGAATGATGTTACAACGTTCCCGAAAACGTTGCCTGATTGGATGTTGCCGAACGCTGACGAGAGCGCTGTCGACGTCCCAACTATCGGCGAAGGTATCGAGTCTCCGTTTGACTCGTTCGACGAAGCACCCGTCTTCTAGGAGGACACTTGCGACCGATAGATCAAACCGTCTTTGGCGTTCCAAACGGAAACTGCTTATCTGCGTGCGTCGCGTCGTTGCTACATCTCACAATCGAAGATGTGCCAACGTTTTGCGATAAACCGGAATGGCTTGACGCATTAAACGAATGGCTCGCGCTGCGTGGATTGTGGGCAATGTGCTTTCAATACAATCCGGAGCTTGTGCCGCATGGTTTCTGGATCATGGGCGGCCGAAGCCCGCGCGGTAACTTCCTGCATGCAGTTGTAATGCGCGGGTACGACATGGTGCACGACCCACACCCAAGCCGCGACGGAGTCGAAACGCGGGTTGATTGCACCGTGCTCATCCCGTTTGACGTCGGCGCGCTGCTATAGCGTCCAGACGTCAACCTCGAGCCGCTCTTGCCCCTTCTCGCACTCTTCCACGAAGCACTCGCCAAACCTGCGCACCTGCCAATCGTCCGCCCATAAAACGCCATTACACGCGTCAAGTGCACTCTTCAAGAAATTGTCCAAGTCGCCTTGCTTTCGACCTCTGTAGACGCGTACGGACAAACCAAGCCGCACGCCCCGATCGAGTCCTGGCCATTTTGGCACTTTCGTACGGGCCGCAAGCGCCATCATGCCAACATGCGCCTCATAGGCTGCGCTTTTTGCCGGCGTGTAGCTGCGTGTCTTCGCGACGTCGGACGCGTCCTTATTCCGCACAACGCGCGCGCGTGCTTTGGGTATTGGCGGGCCATGTACGGCAAACGCTATTTTCTGCATGCGCCTATGTTGCACATGCACATGCATTGACAAGTCAATTTGTGTGCATATCGTATGCGTGCCGATTGGCAACCAACGGAGAACATACCATGTCGACCGACAGCGAAAAGAAAGACTCGAAAAAATCCAAGGGCGAGAAGTCGCAAACCGACCAATGGCGCGAAGCAGAGCGTGCGGCTATTTCCGCTGAGGCGATCGCGGAAGTCGCCAGAAACAAAGCCGATCTCCTTGCATCGGAACTCAGCAAAGAACTGATCGAAAAACACAAAAGCGCGTGCGTCGAGCTTGATGGCGTCAAGTATTCTCCCAAGGCCGGCGCAACGCGCACCTTGAAAGATGGCACAACCAAAGCGCCGAAGTATCCTTTCCAGCTCGTGCGTACCAAGGACAAGGGCGTCGTCGAGGTTTGACGAATGAATCCGGACAAAGACTGGCATGAGAATCTCGTTGGCACCTTATGCGACGACTATGAGCGCCGAATATGGGTGTCGACATACGAGCGCATGAATCGCTTCGGTCAATATACCGACGACATGATCCATGCGGCTGATTTTGCGGTACTCGAATACCGACAACGCACAAGCGGCAAATCGTAGGACTACGCGCCAAACGGGCTGGTACTGTTCGGCGGTTTTCTTATGTGCCTTGACAAGTCTTCCTGTCCGACCAACCCTGCCCGTGTGGACAAGACAAGACCCAAAGTAATGCAATTGAAGATGCACGATTTCGTGCAAGATATCCCAGCGAAGTGGGCCATTCAATTTCGATGGTATACCGACGCTCGCAAACCTGGCGCGTCAGAGGGACCACGACCGCACACGTCGCTTGCTATTTCAGCATGCTTGGCTGGCGTTGATGCGTTGCCGTATTCTGAACAGCAAAAGATTTTGCTCAATGGGATGCGCCTTGTGATGGCGCGCGAGAATACCCTGTCAAACCGCGAACGGATGCGCCTTTGCCGATCGAGTGAGTATCGACCGGCTGGAATTGCGCGATCTGCCTAGGCTTTTCGTACCGAAATATGCGCACGTCGATCTGGTGCTGTCGCGCCTTGTATCACGTGCGCTTTCGGTCGCCCAGCGTCAAGCCATCGGGCAAATGCTGCTGTTCCCCACGCATGGATCCCGCGCCCGTAATCACGCTCGTCGGCATGCGTCTTGAAGTCGCAAACGACGTTTTCGAGCCATTCGAGCACGGCTTCCCCTTTGAGTTTTTTACCGTCAGCATCGCGCGCGTGCACGATCATGGTCTGCACTAGCGTCGAGTTTGGGCCCGCGACAACGGGCGGCGTCGATGGCTTGCCCGTGGCCTTCGATATCCCGCGCGCATACGCTTGCCCATACGCCCAGAAAAACCATGCCGACGTTCCCTTGTTCGGCTCGGTCGCGTCCGGCGTTGCCATTGGATCGGGATTATCGGCGAGTTTACTGCGTCGTCGAATTGCTTTGGTTTGGTCTTTGGTTTTTGCCATGTTGCGACGATAACCCGCACGCATGACTTGTCAACGTATGTCCGATGCGTATTATGATTGGGTGCCCGAAGATACCCACGACTATACCCCAATGACCCGCGGCGAACGCGAGCGGCATATGCACGTACATGCTCACTACCACGTACATGAAGGCGCATACTGCGCGACCATTGGCGTGTTTATCCGATGGGGCGGTTCGTGGCGCTCTCGATCTGGCGAGCCGACCACGGCGCTGTCTGGTCTGTTGCCCGTGGGCTTTTTACCGCACGAGCCTTGATCTCCTACAAAACAAGCCGTTTCCAACTATTTTGAGGCAAGGTAAAAATAGTTCTTGCCTTGTACGCACAGCGCATGTATATTCCATTCATCAAGTCGCGGTTGCGACGGAGAGGCGGATGAAGACATGGCGAAGCAAGTGGCAATGATCGCGAAGTGTAAAGGATGCAACGAGGTAATGTCCACGATCATCACCACCGAAAAAAGTGTCATCGGCCGCTCGATCACGAACTGGGGCGCCATGTTCCGCGACGAGAAGGGCGAGTCTGGCGTGTACGGCAACCACGCGATCCGTTGCCGCAAATGCGGCAAAGGTAGGGCTGCGAGGCCGGTCAAGGGTACATACAACCCTGAGCATATTTGCTCCGCCAAGTGCCTCACTTCAAAGGGTTTCGCTTGCGACTGCTCGTGCGGTGGTAAAAACCATGGTGGCGCATACGCGGCATAACAGGCTGCTTTAGGCGATCGAGCAACGCTCACCCCGGTAGGCTACGAGCCCCGGGGTTGGGGCGTTGAGAGAGGGTAACATGAGCCAAGTCACGACTGAACAAATCACTGGATGTCGTCACCACGTGCGT